CAGCATGGTCAGCAGCATGGTCAGCAGCAGAGTCAGCAGGGTCAGCAGCATGGTCAGCAGCATATAAGCATTATTGTAGTAAATTAATAAAGTACCTAGACAAGTGAGGAATAAAATGAAAGCAGAATCAGAAACTAAAATGACAATCTTCTTCTGGGCAGTAGCAGCAATCCTGTTACTAATCTCTTTCGGAGAATCAGAAGCAGCAGAACCAAAGTTAGACAATTTGTATATTGAAGCGAAGAAGTCAATTGGAACCAATCGTACACCTTACATGGTGCCAGACGAGAAGCGAGGGGAGCTAAACCTCGGACTACAGTATTCTGTAGGAAGGCTTTATAATCGTCTGAAGGTTACAAGTTTTTATGGACACCAATTCAGACATGTAAGCTTAGATACAGAACTTGGACTGAAGTTCGACAAATTCGAGGTATTCGTAGATCACTACTCAGGTCACGCATTGGATTACCAATACGAGTTTAAGTATCCAAATATGAACAGCATTGGAATTAGGTATAACTTTAAATAAGGAGGACGAAATGGAAACTATTGTAAGATACAGCAATCGTAAATATTACTCAAAGACGAACCATAAATACGTAACCTTGGATTACCTGTCGGATTTAATAAAGGACGACAAGAAATTCCAAGTAACTCAGCATGGAAGTAATCAGAACATTACACAGGTAGTCGTGCTAAGGGCCGCAACTTTGAGTAAAATTAATACAACCCAGATGAAAAAATTCCTTGACATGGAATTACAAACTGAGGTATAATCTTATGGGAGCCTCACTGGTAATTGGAATACTACTATTCGGTTATCTATTTTCTAGCTTTATTTTAGACTTGTGTGTTGTGCTAATGAAAAGGTTTATGAAAAGTAGAGGTATCCAAGTAGAAGAAAGTGAATCACTGCTAACTACTACATTAAGACACATTGCCACATTTCTTAGGGTAGTTTTTATGTCAGTTTTTGGAGTGGTCGCTTTCTTACTTATAACGAGTTTGTTTTAAGAAGGATTTTATGAAAGAAATAGGAAACCTCACAATTTCTAACTCCCAAGTGGATAAATGGGCAGATTGTCCTACTAAATGGAAGTTCCACTATATAGACCGTATCAGAAGCGTTTATAAGCCTTCCTCGCTGTTCTTCGGGTCAGCCATGGATGAAGCATTGGGTAGAATGAAACTGTCTAAGAAGAAGCCTGAGAGCTTCACAGAGGAAGAACGTAAGCTAATGGAGTTTACGGTTGAAGAAGTGTTCCTAAATACATTGAGAAGACAAGAGCATAATGGCGAAGAAATCGACCTTAAATTTTCTCCTCTCACATCATATTTTAAAAGTGATTTCGATTTATCTCTACTCACGGACGAGGATTTCCAAGAAGTTTCTGATTTCGCCACAGAAAACGATCTGGAGATATCCGTAGACGAAATTGAACTGTTTATGGAAGAGTGTTTCGCAATCCTAAAGAAAGGCCAACTGTCGGGTGTCGAGTTACTGACTTACAACCTGATCGGTTGGCTTTCTCTTTACCGTAAGGGATTGATATTGATTGATGGATATGAGAAGGATATTATGTCGCAGATAAAAGAGGTGTTCGATATCCAGAAGAAGGTAGAACTTCCAGATGGGTGTGGAAATACCTACATAGGGTATATTGATTATACAGCAATTTTTCTGGACGAACCCGAGACATATTACGTTTGTGACGACAAGACGAGTTCCAGAGCTTATCCAGAGGATTCTGTGCAAACTTCGACACAGTTAGCTAGTTATTGCGAATTCGAGAAGACGAACAAAGCAGCATATTCGGTTGTCGAAAAGAAGATAAGGAAACGTAATCCGAGGTACAGGACACAGTTAATCAGGGATGAAATTCCAGAGGAACAATTTGTCTTGACTTTCCAAAGAATAAATGATACCATAGACGGTATTGAGGATAGTCTTCGAAGTGGAGAATTTCCGAAAGCCAAATATAGAGAGGGTGGAGAGAAGAACTGCTATTTCTATGGACGGAAGTGTGAGTACTACGGTATGCCAGAGTGTCACGGAGTTCCAAAGACTGAACTTAGTGACATAGGATTGGTAAAGCTAGAAGATAAAACGGAGGAGTCGAATAATGGATAAAGTAAAAGTAGTTAAGAATAGCGACCATGTACTATTCAGTACGACTAACGGAGAGTATCACATGACTCTCCAAGAGTTTACTGAACGTGGAGAAAGTAATGCCAAAGAGTATGCGTTAGCAGAGATCGAAAAGAAAAGTAAAGCAGGGCAATATTCGGACAGTACAATTAACTTCACTCAAGCTAGAAAGTTAGGTTTCTGTGAGTACGGTATTGAAGACTTCTGTAACAAGTTAGGATTAAATAAAGATAAAACTTACAAAATTGCAGACCTGAACAAAGCTCTAACTCTAGAAGTACTAAAAGAGTATCCAAACGAATGTATTAAGTTATTCGGAAAGGATACATTGAAGTACCTCGGAGGTGTTAAAGGTATCCTAAGTAAAGATACAATAAACATCGTACTTAGACCAGAGTTTATAGAAGAGAAGAAGTTACATGAGTTGTCTGTTAAATTTGCTTACGACTGTCTAAATAACTTTGAGAAGGAGTATCCAAATGACGATAGACCTCGTAAAGCTATTGAAGCTAAACAGAGGTGGTTAGAAGGTAAGGCTACAGATAAGGAGTTGGAGGTCACACGAGATGAAGCAAGGTCAGCAGCAAGGTCAGCATATTGGTCAACAGCAAGGTCAGCATATTCAGCAGCAGAGTCAGCAGCATATTCAGCAGCGTGGTCAGCAGCAGAGTCAGCAATAAGGTCAGCAGCAGAGTCAGCAATAAGGTCAGTAACAAGAGAAAGGCAAGTTAAGATGATACTGGAAGTACTATAAGGAGGAGTCGAATAATGGCAAAGAAAGCAAGTAAAACGACAGACAAATTAAAAGAAGCAGAAGCAAGAAATGTGGAGCTCATGGAAAGAATTAGACAACTGACGGAAGAGTTAGAAGTTGTCAAAGCAAAAAACAAGGATGCTGTAATTGATATGGAAACACTTACAGAAGAGGCGGTAAATGTACGCTTCGACGAAGAGGAAGGTATCTACGTATTCGACGTAGTGGCATATTCGCCTAATGGAGTAGCTGCCTTGAAATCTAGTGAACCAGTAGCAGCAGATGGTCATTCAAATAAAAGAGAACATGCATTTAAGAGAATGAGAATGTATGTTGGAAAAGACTTAAAAGAGAAACTATCACAAGGGAGAAGGTAATGAGTAAATTAGCGAACCAAGCCAACATCCAAGTATTAACAAACGTATTCGTAAACGAAGACGGAACTTTTGTCGAAGCCACGGTAAAAGATATTTCCAAGGAGATTTCTGTAATCAGATATGGAAAAGGTATCGAAGAGGCTGAAGACTTGGCCATTACGAGAGCAGAAGAGTTATTCTTTTCTGAAGACTTTCCAGAAAGAACGTCACTGAGATTCCGTGGCAAGAAAGTAGTCCTATCTCCCGAGAAAAAGAATCCTACAACTGGTACTAAAGTTCCTGCGGTATTTACGCAAGAGATTACGGTTGATCTGATAACTAAAGACTCGGAAGGTGAGGTGCTAAGACAAGCAGTAATCACTAGACAAAATGAAGACCTGGTGGAAGCTGAGAAGCAAGCACTAGAAAGAGCAATGTCACTAATAGGAGTTGGAAAATGAGTAAAGAAAAGGTAGACGCTATCCTAACGTCAATGGCCAAGGTGCAACAGTCACTTGACGCTATTAAGAAAGATCAGCAAGGTTACGGATATAAATTCAGAGGGATTGACCAAGTACTGAATACTTTAAATCCACTGTTTAAGGAAAACCAAATCGTAACACTAAGACGTAACGTAAAATCTAACAGAGTGGTTAGAGAGGTTACAACAACTAAAGATATGTTACAAGTCGTGACTGACGAGAATGGACTTCCAATCAAGGACGAAAAGGGAAAGGATATTAAGACGATGCAACCTAAGACTACCACAAAGCAATATGTGGAAGTAATGATGGAAGCTGAGTACGTATTCAAATCACTTATCGACGGATCGGAAATCGTTACCGAAGGTTTCGGAGAAGGTCAGGACACATCAGGTGGAGATAAGGCATCGTCAATGGCCACGTCTAATGCATATAAGTACGTAATCTTCGAAATGTTTAACATTGCTACTGACGAGCAGAAAGACTCGGATCAGGTTACAGCAAGTGCCAATAAAAACAAACAAGAGAAGACAAGTTTTTCTGGGAGAGGTAAGTCCAATTCGGAAAAACCAAAGGAAGCTGCAAAAGAGGAACCTAAGTCCGAAGATAAACCTGCGGATACAGAAAAACCTAAACGAAGCTTCAGGAGAGAATAATGCAGAATAATATTACAGTGGACGGATTAGTAGAGCAGCTAAAAGTGGGACTAGAGGAACTTCGAGAAGTATTGGACTTCGAGGTGGACGACCTTTCCAAGAAGGAGCTAAAACGCTCTGTAAGCAATTTAAGGTCACTCCTTATTGCTACTATGGAACATCCATTTGAAGGGCAATATGCCCCAATACAGGAGCTCTCAGACGAGATGAAGAAACTACTTCAGAACACTCTAACGCTTAGGAACCTACAAACTGCAATTGTAATGCATAGCGTAGCTGATAAGGCATTAGATGAAGTTGAACAGGAAATCATAAAAGAGGCGGAAGCCAGAGAAAAAGGAGACCAGTAATGTACGTAAAACTTGCTGACATTAAGATGAAAAAGGAACTAGCAGACAAACTAAGTAAAGAGGATAAGGAATTCCTAGAGGATTGCCTCCCTTATCTGTCTATCGAGGTAGATCGCTACTATGCCAAGGAAATTACTGTAAACGGTAGGGAACCTAAATTGGCGAACAATGGTAGAACTTACCTGAATCCAGACTCGCAGCGTAACTTCGAGGAAAGGGTGAAGAATTCTGGAAAGGCAGGGGATGATTTCGATGCCAAGTGTCAGAAGGACAGGGAGTTCGGGAAGATTGGCCAAATCCAAATCGAAGTAGAAGATTAACAAGGAGCCGAATTTATCGGCTCTTTTTTGTTGCATTGGAGAGAAAGAGATGGTACAATGGAAGTAGGATAACTGAGGAGGTTTACAGTGTCGAATAAAGAGTTTTTCACGGATTGGGTTAGCGAGGTAACTGAAACCAGTGGCGACCTAGGTGCATATTTCAGTATTGAGTCTGCTACAGAGGCGGCATGGGATCACCAGCAATCAAAGTTGGACGCTAAGGACGAGCTTTTAAAAGAGGCTGTTGCTATGCTGTTAGAGGAATGTCCAGAAGTTGCAAACTTTTACGACTTGGTAACTTGTGACAGGTGCCAGTTTCTAAATAAACCAGAAATTAAGCAACTGAGAGGCGAGTAAATGGAAATTATAAAAAGCATAGATTGGGCTATTGATACTATTAGAAATCAGATTAAGTTTGGACTGACTGACAATCCACTGGCATCAGCAAAAAGAAGAGAAGCTAGAGCTAAGGGTGTTTTGCTTGATTGTAAAAGAGAAATCCAATCCCTCAAAGATCAACTAGCCCAATCGAAGAAAGACTTAGAAAAAGCTGAAAAGGTTATAGAGTCGATAAGTGACGAGTGTTATTCATGCAATCAAGGTGTGTCTTGTTCAGGTATTACTGTTGATGTGATTGAAGAAAAAGCCCGTCAATACTTTCAAGAAAAACAAGACCAATTAAAGGAGTCGGAATGAGTCACGTCGAAGATAGGTTACGGATGCGATTCGGCATCACCGATTTACCACCAGGCAAGCTCAAATGGCTTACACTGAACTACGGTGAGGAGGTTATCCAGAAGGGTGAAGGTACGATATACAAGGTGGACTACGGAGACCAAACCCTGTATCCCGTGGTTGTAAACAAGGACGGAACGAGCGAGTTCATCGTGACAGTGTTGTGGACTTCCTACGTGGAAATGTTCATCAGGAAGAAGTTCCGTCACAACAAAAAGAAACTGTCCAAAATGTTAGGAAAACTTAGGAGGAAGAGTGGTAATTAATCCAGAAGAGTTCAAACTACAGCGTCCAACTGTCCAGAAGAATTACTTGGAAAAAGGTCTCGCTAAAGCGTTGGAACTGTCTACCGTATCGGGAATTAACCTACTGGCAAGTCTTCACTTTATCTCGGAGCTACCTCTGACAGAGGAGCAAAGTTTGGAGGTGGAGGGATATATTGCAGATTTGGAGAAGTTTTACGATGTTACGTTAAGGAGAGGAGAATGAGTTTCACAAATAAGAGGAAGAGTCAGCTTGGTGTACGTAGCCTTGGGGATATGATACGAAGTGGGGAGGTTAAGGACACCTCTTATAGTCCGTTAAGCGTAGATACGAGTAAGTTCATCTTAGGGCCAGATTGGTTGGATGACTTGATTAGAAGGTGGTCTAGGGGCGACCTGGTTGGTGTTTTGGCTGGTGCAGGAGTTGGTAAAACAACGGTAATTCTTAACATTTTATACCATATATTAAAGAATAATGAAGACAAAGAAGACGCATTTGTTACCTTTGTTTCCTTAGAACTTACTGCACAAGAAGTTGCAGATAAGTGGTTTAGAATTTGTGGTGAAGATCAACACCTAATCGACAGGTTTTACATTATTGAGAACTACGACGAAAATGACAAATGTAAAGAGTTAACTCCATCAAAAATTAAAGTAGAGCTAAGTAAGATAATTGACAGTACTAGTGGCGATTTACTAGCATTTGTTATTGACCATTTACACGAAATAGAAAACAACGGTTCTACTGACTATAATCCTGTAGTAAAGTCATTAAAAAATGTTGCAGTAGAAACTAACTCAGTAGGATTTATTTTATCACAAACTACTAAAGGTAAAGGTATCGGAGATATTCCAATTCCTAAAGATGGATGTTACGGATGTTCTCGTTTTGAATGGCTTTGCTCTTATATCATTTCTGTGTCTCAACCTTTACTAAGAGTAAGTTCAAAATGTTCTTTATCGGTAGTAGCTTTACAATACTCTAAGATTAGATACAAGAATAAAACTGATAATCTAAAAGAGATGATGAATTACTTATTCCATTATGACTTTGATACGCAGAGAATTACACCTCTAAATCCTACTCAAAAATCAGAATTCGCTATATGGTATGAGCAAGTACTGGAATTAAGAGATGCTGAAGAGAAGTTTAAGACACACCAGTATGACATATCTACGACTATTAAGAATAAAGATGGAAAAGAAGTAGACATTAATAGAATTGTTGGAGGAACGAAACCAGAGTCCGACGAAGAGTATGTTAAGAAAACAACTTCTCGAAGCTTTAGGAGATAAACATGCCCAGCCCGAAGAGATTACCACTTGTGGAACGTCTTAAAACAAAACTAAAGAGTAACCCTAACGTAAACCTTGTAGATATGAATATACCGCTTGGAAATGGAACTGAAATTCCTAGATTAAAAGACATACTTGAGGAGAATGTTGACGAGAAGTATTATTTGAAGCATAGTATAGTTCAGAAGATTGTGGAGGAGGTCTCGTTCAGGGAGAGACTGGTCTCTATAAAATTAGACAAAGAAGGAAATAATATTTATAAGGAGGAGAAGTAATGAGTGTATTTTTATTAAGTATTATGAGTATAGTTGCGTTATTATTTATTATTACTGGCTCTGAGATTGGTATAGGATTTGTACTAGGATTATCACTAGCCCTAGTGGCTACTTTAATATCTTTTAATTACGATAGTACCGACTACGTGTCGGTGCAAAAAGCAGCGAAGGTATGTACTAAATACAATACTACGCTAGATGTAATTTACCACGACGGAGACTTTAAATGCGTTAACGGTGCAGAGTTTGATAAGAAGGCTTACTCAGGTAAGGAGTAGTATGTATGTGGATATTTTTTTAGTATTATAGTAATTGTTTATTTTTGTTATACCGAGTATAGAGAGGATAAACATGAATAGAAGTCGTCAAAAACGGCATGGAGCTTTGGGAAGGTCTGGTATGGAGTTAGATTTATGAAAAATAGTAATATTATGATTACATTAACTGTATTAGCACTGATCTTGGTAGTTGATTTCCTAAGACCTACAGATGATACAGATAAGTCTAGATTTAAGCGTTCAGGTATGTATCTATATATCGACCACGGCACAGGCTGTCATTACCTAGCAGGAGATGGTTTCTTCGGTAAGCAGGTTTTGATTCCTAGACTTGATAAAAACGGTAAGCATGTTTGTGAGGGTGGTAAGTAATGAGTTTATCAGTTGTGTTATTAGTGTGGTTTTTAGTTGGAAGCTTTATAACAAATCTGACTTGGGTGATGAGTGATCTTAAGCACCGACTAATAAAGGACAATGGTAAGTATGATTCAGATTACTATTCTAGAATATACTCTAGAGGGTTGATTATAGGTTTTATATTAGGGCCGATTACAGCCGTCCTAGCTTATAAGATATTTAAAGAACACGTTACAGAGTTAGAAGAATTTGAGAAGAGCGGTGAATGAATCGACTAACTGAATCTATAGGCTTTATAGGAGCTTTATTCCTAGGCTTTTGCGCCGTACCTGAAGTGTACTTAGCCCTTACCACAGGTAAAACAGGCCTTAGTTGGTCTTTTCTATCAATCTGGCAAGGTGGAGAGATAATGCTTCTTATTTACACGTTGATGAAGAGTAAGGAAGTGAAGCTGTGGCCTTTATTCCTGAATTATGGAGCTAATATTATATTGATTGGGATTATTATGGCAGTTAAGGGAAGATTGATATGAGTACTCAATGGGCAGTTTGGGTATTAGGTGTCGTATTTTATTTAATGCCATTGATAATATGTTGGTGGATTGCTGAACCTTTTAAAGGCCGTCACCTAGATATTACTATGGCTTATATATTTATCGGAGTATTTCCAGTGTTGAATATATTACTGGTCATCTCTAGTATTAGGCAATTTAGGAGAAACGGTGAGTAACGAAGAGAGAGAGATACTCAAGGTCTGGGATAAGACTTCTACCGGACGTAAAAGCCAGTGTGCTTCTATTTATCATACAGATGGAATATTTCCGACTATAAGCGCAGGAACTCACGGGTATTCAATGGGACAGATTATGGAAGAACACACAATAGCGTATTCAAAGTCACACCGCAAGACTTATATAGACGCAAGGGGAGTTATTGATGAACATGCCAACACCCTTTCGACAGGAGATGGATGTTCAAATCAATCAACTGGAACTTACGTATTTACCAAGTCGAAGGAGCAGTTCACTTACGACAACGTAAGAATTCGTAAGCTGACACCTCTGGAAACAGAAAGACTGCAAGGTTATTCTGACAATTGGACTAAGTATGCTAAACGAGAGGACGGCACCGTTTACGAATTATCTAACACGAGACGCTACAAACTATGCGGTAACGGAATAAGTGCCACTGTTACTCAGACGATCTTTCCGAAAGTATTCGGTAACGATAAGCTGAGAGTATTGGACTTGTTCTCTGGATGCCATGGAACAGGTATGCTGCTTCCAGATAACTTCCAAGTAGTAGGTTTCTCTGAGGTGGACAAATACGCTAGTGACCTCCTGCGTTACAGGTATCCAGAAGTGCCGAACTTTGGAGATGTAACAAAGCTCGTCAACCTAGAGCTTCCAGAATTCGACCTACTGACATTCGGGTATCCATGTCAGGATGTTAGCAGCTCGGGACTGAATAAAGGCTCAGAAGGGAATAGAACGTCTCTTGTTTGGGATGTATGCGATCTTATCGAAAAGACCCGACCTCGTTTCATTGCTGCGGAGAATGTTAAGAATCACTTGTCCAAAAGGCATGAGGAGTTTTTCACTGCTGTATTGGAAAGGTTATCTAATTTGGGATACGAATTGGATTTCGAAGTGGTAAACAGTAAGTACTTCGGACTTGCCCAGAACAGAGAGCGTGTGTTTATTATCGGTAAACTTAAAAAGTAGTTGACTTCCTTATAGGAGTCTGTTAGAATGGTTACAGGAGGTACAAAATGACTAATTATTCGCACCTATGGAATGATTTACCCGAAGAGGAAAGAAAAAGACTGATGCCTTATCAGATTGAGTGTCAAATTAGACATACTAAAGCGGCAAGGTTAAAAGCAGTAAGAGCTCACGAAAGACATTTAAGAGAAATTGACGAACTAGTTAAATACCTTGAAAGTAGGTTAAAAGAGATAGAGGCACAAAATGGCTGTAGATAATAGGTATGATACGATGCCGATTGTATTAGATTGGCTAGATAAAATAGAGGTACAAAATGAGCAAACTTAAAACTTTTAGTGAATGGATTAAAGATGAAGTAACATTCAGTGATGAATGTTTACAATCCATGCAAGTAGGCTATGAAGCAGGAATTAAAGAAGCAACGAGTCATTTCCAAAAAGGCGAAGATTTATCTGATATCTCTATCGCAGGTATGCCTATGACTGTTGAACATGTAGCAGAGTTGCTTAATAAACATGTTATTGAAATATCGCAGAAGAATAAAGAGGTATGTGAACTTGAAGCTAGAATTTTAGCAGTCGAAGAAAAGAAAAACTTTCTAGAAAAGAGTTTGGAAAAGGCTGAGGAGGTTGTAAGGTTCTATCAGGCTGGCTATCACTTGAAAGTATCAAATACTAGAGGTGAAGTGATTGACTTCGATGTAGATGCTGGGCCTTTTTATAACACAATTACAACTCTTGAAGATATAGATAGAGGAGAAAAAGCCCGTCAATATTTTAAAGAAAAACAAGACCAGTTAAAGGGGGAGAAGTGAGTAGGCAATTCAAGTGTAAAAAATGCGAAAGCGAAGAAGTTGCAATTAAACTAAAGGATTATATATCTCATGCGTTTCACGATGAGAGATGTGATGAGTTTTTATCATGTCATTGTAAGAGATGCGGTCACTGGTGGAAAGAAAAGCCATCGGACAAACTAGAGGGGGAGAAGTGAAATATATATGTTTAATACTTGGCTGCAATCATAAAGTTTGCACAGAAACAAAGTGGTTTGGAGATGATTTATTTCAGGGCTTTAAATGTAGCCGATGCGGAACTCCTTCGACTTACTGGGGTCACGTTATAAATATGCGTGATTGCAATGCAATGATTAACCCTGAGGGCACAAAATGAACAATCTTAAGAATGAAGAGGGAGTGATGTTAAAAGATAGCATTTACAAAATAGAAGAAAATAAAACAATTGTTGCCTTTGGTTCTGGTGCGATTATGACAGGTCAGTCATGGGACAAAAAGAATCAGGTTATGGTTCATTTTTGCGACACCAAGGAAAAGCACATCATTGGTGCAAACAAGAGTAGCGAGACAACATGGAAAGAGCTTGAAAGAGGGCAAACTATTATTTTTGGCTTTAACAAGCTTGAATCAATAGATGTTGTTATAGAAGAACTGTTGGATGCTAGAAGTAAATTTCTAGAGCTGAATCCTTAAGGAGTCTAACCAATGACCGTCAATTTAGAGAATTGTAATGAGATAATAGCTGAGTTTATGGGTGTGAAGCCATTGTCTCAAACTTATAAAAACCTAGGTGGCAAAGATTATTCTGAATCCCTAGATTCCCTCGTTCCTGCTTGGGAGAAGTATAATTTAGTCCCTAGTTACGACAAAATGGGTGACTACTGGTCTTGTGAAATGTTGCAAGGGTCTACACTTGGTAAGAGCTATGAAAATGGTATTTCTAAAAAGATTGAGGAAGCGACAGCAATAGCAACAGCAAAAGCAATACAGGAGCTTAATAATGGGAAGTAAAAAAGAATTTACATTACACAACGGTAAAGGTGTTTTATATGGTAGGTATTCTACTGATGAATTTGCAAGAAAATTCAAAGAACTATCAGATAGATTGACTGAAGCCGAAAAGACTATAATCAATATTCTAAACGAGTCCGACAAGGACTATGGAATGAGCGAACCTGCTAAATTTCAAGTTAGAAGAATAAGAACTATATGTAATGAGTATCTTGAGGAAATTAATGAAAACATCAACTAAAGAATACCTGTCAATCCCAATTTCCATACTAGCACCTGTAATCGTACTAGCGAGCAGTACCTACAGTATCGCAAGAAATTGGATTAAGTCCAACTTCAGGAGGAGGTAGTGAATCGAGTACGAATCGACAAACTCAACCTGGACTCCAAGAAACCGCAAGAATGTAGCTCGAATTTCATCACAGCATTTGTAGACGGAAGCCACTGCCCTAAGACTAAAGCGTGGGGAGTCGGAATATGGATAAAGCACAACTCTGACAAAGGTGATATAATCTCAGAAGGCGGAAAGGGATTCAAGTCCGCATTTCAGACAGAAAGCTTCGGACTAAAGCTACTTAAGAAAAGGTTACTAGCGGACTACGACTTGGAAGGGAAGGTAATCATAATCCAATGCGACTGTATCCCTGCCCTAAACAAGTTCGAATACCAAGACCTGCTAACAATTGGAAAAGCGAAACATGTTAAGCTGAAGCACGTCAAGGCCCATACGTATAACAAAACGAAGAGAAGTTACATAAACGAACTGGTAGACAAAGTGGCATACCGAGAAATGAATAAGTGGAGGTCTAAGAAGTGATACTGACTATATTTCCAAAAATCAATAAACATCCCACACCAGAGGAGAAACCCAAGCTATCCAAATTTGCTTCCAAGCCGCATAACGGTGAGGAGAGACACTTCGACAACGAAGAGCAGTTATTTGATTTGGTGACTTCCTACGGTTGGTCTCCTTCCGTATTTAAGGGATACCGTAATAACGCTAATTTTAGCTTCTGTGACGTTCTAGCCTTGGACATAGACTCAGGTATGCGTTTACAGGATGCAGAGCTTATATGCAAGAATAAAGGCCTCTGTGCCCTTATTTCTCCTAGCCCTTCTTTTACGGAGGAGCTACACAAATTCCGCATAATTTTCCCTTTGGTGAGACGTATTACCGATCCAGAAGTATTTTCAGCTACTTGGAAAAGATTAGGCGAATATTTCCCAGAAATTGACGAACAGTGTAAGGATATGGCAAGGTTTTACTTTCCGTGTAAGCCTGACATGGACAATACTGTGTGGATAGACGGTGATTTCTTGGAACCTGTGAAACCTGTTAAAAAAGTAGTTGACTCTCGGGTAAGAAGGGAGTATAATTTAGTTACCACGGATGGATTAGAGAGCAAGGACGCTCTCACTTTCCTTTACGGAGAGTTGCCAAGTAAGGTGTCTGAAGCGGTAGTTCACTTTCTGGAAAATGCTCATACAGGTCTGGAAGGTGAGTGGATTAACAGCTTAAACGCATGTTGTTTTACTTTGGCCTCCCAAGGAATCGAGCATGAGAAAATTTGGCAAGCGGTAGAAGAGGTTGCACCAGAAGCGTTGGACGAGAAGGACGAGTACCAGATTGAGAGAGCTCTACGTGACGGAGACGAAGCGTTTCAGCTTAAGGAAGAACAAGAAGGAATACAAGGTACCAGAACGGAATTAAACATAAGGAGAAGAAGGTGAGTGGATTTGTAGTTTATGTAGAACAAGGTGCTGTAAAACATAAGCAATTTGTGTCTGAAAAGGCGAGAGATTGTTTTGTGAGGGATTTTCTATTAGATAGTCAAAATAATGATGATAGTTTTGTGGAATTTATCGGCGATGGTACTATAAGTCGTGCTGAAGAATTTTATGGAAAGTCTGAAAAAGAGCAGGAAAAGCGAGAGATAAAAGTTGGAGATATGGTTAGAGTTATTGAAGACGAACAGCATTTTTTAAAATCACTCGAAATCGGTAAGGTCGTAAGTGTAGGTGAAAATGTTGTCCGAATTGCTTCTATTAATCCTAGTCATTGTGATGGGATATGGATGACTAGTCTGACAAATGTGGAGCTTGTAAATGAGTAAGGTATTTGAATTCCCATCATTCGGTGATGGAGACGACGACTATACAATCCAAGATGGTATTACGATCCGTCCAGTAAGCAATGGATATATCCTCGAAGTACAAAATGACGAAGAAGACTTAACTGAAGTCTACCTTGATAAGAAAAAACTTATTGACAGATTAAACGAGTTACTGTAAAATGAGCAACGTAATAATAGCGACCCTAGTAACAATATTTATCTTGGTCGTTGGTATACTAATAGCTGAAGATAATATAGAACTTCCAATTATACTAATCGGTATGATAGTAGGTTTTGGAGTAATAAGGAGTGATGGAGATGAGCATTAAATTTCCCCTAAAAATGACACAATTGAAAGAAGGTAAGCTTTACGAGAGAGAAAAGGGTGGATTCGTAATGCTAAAGAGTGATGGGCAGTTTTATTTTGCCAATGACGAAGAGTTTGACTTTAACGAAATTACTGACCTAAACTTACTGAACTGCGGTTTCGAACTTAGCGGACTAAAGCCGCCTAAAACGCTACGTGAAATCTTTGTGGACTACACAGACGACAATAGAACGCAGCAGAGAGAGAATAACTTCAGAAGGTTACTTGAGAAGTTCGTAGAAGAGATTGAAGTACTAAAGTCTAAGCTAAAGGACATGGAATGATTAGAGTAACTTGTCCGCATTGTGACATTGAGTACGGAATTAGTCCAGAAAGAGAAGTGGAACATGACGACTACTTCGCAATGACGTGTATCAGTTGTGAGGGTGACTTCCTAGTAAACGGACTCGGAGAAGCTAAGGCCCTTACACCAGACGAAATGGAAGCAGTTCTAAATGAGTTCGATAGACAGGAAGAAGAGGGATACTTTCCAACACCTTCACTAGTTGCCGAGACTAAGATGAACGGTACAGAGGTGGACTCTTTGCTGAGTATCTACAGCCTTACGGATAACTTGGAAGGTCTGGATGACGAATCGCTAGTGGACGAAATTGACGAGATTATGAGATTATTCGTGAAGGAATTGGACTACCAGTACAATACCGAGTATGCAGAGTGTATCCGCATGTTTAATGTATCACGAAAGCTGAATAAGTCGGATCGTAAGCTATTAGAGAACTGTTACAAGCTTACGTACGGTGTTGGGTGTGGAAGGATTTAGGTATGACAAAAGAAGAGTTGGCAGATATTATTGAGGACATTGTTTGGGACACTTACGACTATGATCTTGTTTCTGGACATTCTATTAGTGGTGAAACTATTATTGAGGAGTTGGAGAAGTTAGGGTTCCATTTTACAAATTATTTTCCAGAGGAGAAAGAAGAATGATATATCCTACAGAAACTATAAAGAGTTGGTCAAAAAAGTACGAAATTAATCCAATAGAAGATGAATGTCCGAAGTGTGGAATTAAAAGAGTTGCAAATATCCCATTTGCTGATGGTGTTTTAAGAGGGTTTATTTCTGAAGTACATGAATGTGGAGAGCGTTACACATTGGTGACTTTTGTTGATACTACTAACCAACTAGTGGATTTATTTAGAAATGGATAACCTTCCAATCCCGATATTCAGCAACCTGCTGATATACAAGAGTTATCAAGGCTTTTCTGTAGAGCTTTGTTTAACTGAGCCGTATTGTCCAAATGGAGAGGTTCCACTCGTTTTTGTAATGTGTGGGTTTATCGAGTTTATTGTGGAGAGTAAGTGGCTTTATAGGAAGATTTACGAAAGGAGATTTAGATGCTAACAATTATTTTACTAGGGTTATTAAGTTTTATCACCGCATTAATTGCAGATAGTTCGAAAGAAGATGGAGCTTTTGGACTATTTTTTGGTTTATTGATAGGCTTATTGGTTTCTTCTATTGGTTTTAATTTTGATTACACAAAAGCGTCTACTTTTAGAAACGCAGAGAGTGTATGCGTTAAGTCAGGTTCTAAGCTGAAATTAATTCAACATGATGGAGACTTTAAGTGCGTCAATGGTGCAGAGTTCGATAGGGATGTATTAAAGGAAGTCAAGGGTGAGTAAGGTTACGCTTGACGACATTAAGAGGATGTACTATAATGGGGATGATCCAATTAGGTTGTTCAGGTTACAGACCAGGTACTTGAAGTTCGGCGAGTTTATAGGATTTTTGGAGGGGTAGGTTTGATTAGAATGAGGTCAAATTCAGTAGTAGCTAAAGACTATAAGACAGTAAACTCTTTAGAACTATTTGAAGAGTTACTAGAACATATAGATAAGTACGACTATCACGCTTTCGATGTGGAAACAACAGGACTAGATGTTCACGAAGATATCGTGATAGGTTACGGAATTTGCGGTAAAGCAGGACAAGCTTATTATGTTCCTATTTACTGGTGGGATGTTTTAGAACAAGAATTAAAGAAATTCGATTGGGAATTTGACACCACATTACCACTTAGAAAATTGAAGGACATTCTTACTTGGAATGGTAGTTACGATATTCAAATCACAAAGAACGACTTAGGTATCGACTTATTAAATAACTTAGCATCAGAAGTAATGCTAATGAAGCACACTCTTCAGGAAGAAGGGCCATTCAAGCTAAAAGAGTCGGCAATAGAAGAACAGCACAATCTTGGACTAGACGTAGAAAAAGCGGCTAACGAGGAACAACTTATTCTTAAAGAGAATATTGAAAAGAATGGTGGAAAGGCTACTAAAACTAACTATGAACTGTATAAAGCGGATATGCCAATAATAGCTACCTATTGTTGTGCTGACGTTGACTTAACTTTTAGGCTACACGAGCTCTATTACGACCGACTAGAAGAAGAAGGACTTTGGGAATTCTTCTATATAGACGAAGTGATGCCTCTGTATAAAGAAGTGACTATTCCGATGGAAGCCATAGGAGTGCGTCTTGATCTTCCATTAATTGAAAAAGTGGACAAAGAGATACAAGTTGATATTGCCAAATATAAAGAAACAGTCATTGAAGGTCTTAAGAAGTCCGACGGTTTCGACGATTGGGTGGAATCATTCGCTGCTAAAAAATTCCCAGTAAAAAAGGGCGGCTCTTTTGGAAACAAACTAGCAGAAGTGTTAGGTTTACCTTTTCCAAAGTCTGAGAAAACTGGAAAGTATTCTATTACTAAGAAGACTAAAGAGCTTATAAAAGAATCCCATCCTGATATTTACGCATTTTACGAAACAGAGAAAGGTAAAGAACCAGAGCTAAGTAAAGAACTTACTAAGAAGGTTCAGAGAGAGTTACTATCAGAACTGACAGAAGGTAACTTAATTTCGATAAACAGTAAACAGCAGATGGCAGATTTGGTATTCGGATACTTAGGGGTAAAGCCTATTGGAAAGAAAGGCAAGTCTGGTCACTACAGTTTTACTGAAAGTACGACAGACGAGATCGCAGACAAGTACGGTTTCGATTGGGCCAAGGATTTGCAGATTTACAATAAGCTTGCTATTAAGATTAAGCCTACATATATCGACAGGTTCTACCAAAATCATAAAGACGGGTACTTTTACTTTAATTATAAGCAACATGGAACGATATCTGGACGTTATGGGTCAGATGCTCAACAAATCCCAAGACCGATGGAAGAAGGTGAGGCTCCTGAGATTATCATAAAGTATGTTAACCAATTAAGGAAGTTTTTCATTGCCAGAGAAGGACATGTGTTCATAGACGATGATTATGAGTCGCTAGAGCCGCATGTGTTCGCTCACGTATCTACAGACGAGAGGCTTAGGGATATTTTTAGAAAGGGTCACGACTTCTATTCTTCTATTGCTATTCCAACAGAAGGTTTAACTGGAGTTAGTGCTGATAAAAAGGCTGACAATTACTTAGGAAAGGTTGATAAAACTAAAAGACAGGCAGCCAAGAAGTATGCCCTGGGTATCGTTTATGGATTAGGAGATTATGCTTTATCAAAAGATTTAGAAATTTCGCAAGAAGAGGCTCAAGAAAAGATAGATAATTACTTAAACGGATTTCCAGACCTAGCTAAGTGGATGAAAGATTCTGAAAGGATGGCAAAAACTTTGGGATATGTTAAGACTCAAACAGGTAGAATTCGACACTTACCAAAAGTTAAAGAACTATATGAAAGGCACGGAGATAAACTTCTTGACTATAAATACAGGAATAAGCTAATACATCAGAAAAAAGCTACGTTAGGGAAGGAAGAGGCTAATAAACTTGTTACTGGGTGGTATTTAGACTATAAGAATGGACTAAATAATGCCAAAAATGTGCAGATTCAAGGATTAGCTGGTTCTATAGTGAATAGAGCTATGATCGCTGTTGTTCGAGAGTTTAAAAAAAGAGGTATAAAAGGAGTTCCAATAGCTCAGGTACACGATCAAGCTATTTTTGAAGTTCCAGAAGAAGTTAAAGAGTTGTCTATGGAAATTGTACAAGATAAAATGGAAAACATCACCAAACTTAGCGTAGACTTGAAGGCTATTCCTGAGTTAGCGAATAATTGGGCAGACGGACATTAATATGGATATGAAGACTTGTAAAAAGTGCCATAAAAAACTGCCTGTCACTTCTTTCTACAAAGGAAGAAGTGGGTGTATAACTTGTAGAAAAGCTTATATGAAAACTTATAGAGAGGAAAATAATTATAATAAACTTTATTATGAAAAGAATAAGGAAAAAGATAAGAAAAGATGTTTAGAAAATTATTATAAAAACAAAGATGATCCAAGTAAAAAACTAAAGTGGAGAGAAAGTCAACTAAAGATTAAATATAACTTAACTATAGATGATTGGAACCTTATGTACGAGGAGCAGGATTATTTATGTGCTATCTGTAAAACAGACGAACCAAAAGGAAACGGATTGTTTCATGTAGATCACTGCCACTCCTCTGGAAAAGTGAGAGGATTATTATGTCATCATTGTAATGTAGCTTTAGGGTCTTTTAAGGATGATATTGAAGTATTAGAACGAGCTATACGTTATCTGAAAGATAATTCTTGACACCTCCTCATTTATCAACTATAATCTAAAGAGTAACAGGGAAATAATTCCCAAGGAGCAGTAAGATGAAAAAATATCGTGTATTCCTTCCAATTTTTGCAACATCCATAGAAGTAGTAGAAGCTAACTCACCAGAAGAGGCATTAGAGTTAGCTAGTGGTACACCTAGTGTATGTTACCACTGTAGCAAAGAAGTGGAACTATCTGAAATTGATTTCGAGACATTGGATAACACTAAACTGGAAGAAATGGTTTTCGAACTAGACGAGGATGAATAATGAAGCGAAGTGAAACCGTGGGAACCCGAGGAGGAAGCGTGAGAACCGAAGTAAACATCAAACTAACACTGGAAACCCTAGACCACTCGGAATACTGCACCCTCATGGATATAATCGAGTCAGCATTGGAAACCCAATCAGGAGTTGTAGACGTAGAGGTAAAATCGGAGGAGTACTATGAGTAAGACATTGCTAATAGAATTGCATAACGGAGAGCTAACAGATACGATATTTGAAGTTGTAGAGCCGCAACATGACGAAGCTCCATGCAAGCTGGTTTACAGTGAGTTAGGAAATTGGACTAAGAAAGGTTCTGATGCATACAAACTAGAAATAGTAGGTACTACCTACACATTTACTGACTGTTTTACAAAAAAGAAGTTTAAATTAGATATTTGTCAGTTAGCTGCACTAATTCAACTGGCAAATTTACACTCTAACAACCTGTCAGAATACAAACTATTTAAGGAGCTTTAAAATGAGCTGTAAGCCTTGCGGAGAGAATCCATGTAACCAACCATGGTGCAGCTTTACAGAGCTCTACGACGTAACCTGCGGCTGCTGTGGACGTGTTAGCATAGTAACATGGAAGGATGCTGTCGAGAATGGGCCAATTTGCTGCCCAACTGAGGATTATGAGATCGCAGAATCTTCAGTAAATTTAGTGGAGGAAGAATGAGTAGCGATTATGGACTAAAACCATGTCCTTTTTGTGGTTGTGACGATGTATTAGATCATTCTAGTTGTTTTTTCGTCACTGTGAAATGTAAATTATGTGGAGCTACTATTAAAGACGGTACGGTGCCTGTACTTGTAAAAAAAGACAAAATACCTATCGGAATAACAGACGATATGCTATATGAAGCTACAGGTTTTTGTTTACGTTCAGAAAACGGTGATATTTTAGAGTACCCTAAACATGGGTATGTAGGAATTAATATAAAAAAGTCCTTATATAGGTTCGGTGTTTCTTGTAGATGGAATAGGAGAAGTAATGAAAATAAAATTTAGAAGATCATATCCAGATCATACAGAGGTTACGTTAGAAACTGACAATGTAAAACTAGATATTGGGTATTTTGATGAAGAGGAATTATCCACATTTCTATCAAATTTACAAATAGTTATTTTAGACGAACTAACTTACAATGATTATAAGTGGTGGATTGATTTAATAAAAGATGAAGTAGAAAGAGCTGATTATAGTTTGGTGGAGAGGAAATGAAATTTATATGGAATATAGCATTTATATTTACTATCGGTTTTACTGTTGTGTCACTTATTTATTTAGTAACTATATTAATCGGCGGTTTTGAGTTCAATAGAGAATTATATTCAGGTATCTATGTCGCATGTTGTATTGTTTCGATTTCAGCAGGAAATGTAATCACTCAAGTCGATGATGAGTATATTGCAAAGGATTTAAAGGATTACTTATTTAAAGGAAAGGAAGAATGACTAAAGAAGAGTTTATAAACGAAGCGTACCGCAGAGCAGATAATGCAGGTAGGATAGATGATGAATTAGTGATCAGATTCTACTTGGACATGTTCCTTAAAATGGGTATGGCACCTCCCGAGATGGAAGGTAAGTACGTAGACGGAAGGGTGCAAAAACGAGGATGGGAAGAGGAGCCTTTATGTTAGACTCGATATTCAGAATAGCTAACAAGCTCATTCCAGATAAAAACAAGAAATACGATGCACTAATCGAAATGTCCAAGTCGGACTCAGAAGCTACTCGTGCAGATGCTGCAATTCTCGTAAAAGAAATGGAAACTGGTAGCGGCTCTTGGAGACCACGAGTGGCATACTTACTTTGTGCGTATTTCCTCATATTCTCTGGATTGTACTTCCTGGCACCTGCGATAATCGTAATGGGTGACTTGAACATGTACTACCTAGAACCTACTCCAGACGCAATGTTTTCGCTACTAATCGCTTCTGTAATCCTACTCTCACTGGTAATCGGAAGGGAAATCGTGAAGCTTATACGAGCTTTAAAGGGTAAGATTCTGTAACTTGACACGGAAATCGCAACATGGTATAATCCACTTGGAGGGAGTAATATGGACGAAGTAAAGCTAACATTCACAGAATTCGACGAACTGAAAGACAAGCTGTTCCAATTAGAGCAGGATAACGCTGAGTTGGAGAAGAAGGACATAGCGGAGAAGTTTATCAATGCTCTGAGATGCGAGGCAGCATACGAGAATTACAAGAAGAGATTCGAAGATGAATAAATCAGAAGCACTACTAAAGCACTACGCTACTATGAATATTGCCAGAGAACTAATGTACAGCTTTGCCACAAAAGAACACGGAATTTCAGCAGCAGTTGATTTTGAGTACGCAATTCACGTAGCCGAAAAAATGTACGAAATCCAAGAGAAACGACAGCAAGAAATTATGAAGGAATTCGAAGATGAAAAATAAACATGTAAACCCACCGCTTCACAAGATCGTACTCGGATACATCTCGCTATGCATCCCTGCTGCAATGTTGGCCAGAGTAGTAAGGTTCCTTACTGGAAGGAAAGGGACACCACTCGAAGTGGGACTGATGGAATACTATTATGACATGGAAAAGAGGTTACTGAAATGATTCTAGCTGACACAAGTAACATTATCCAATTGGCACCATTTGTGGACTACCTTTACGAAGTTCTTCCGAATAACTACAACAAGGATCAGGCAAGTGTTTACCTAAAAGACGGGACTTGGGAAGTTGTAATCAAAACCGACTGTAAGGATTCCATGTTCCATCGTGGAACGGTTACGGCTACTGCAAGGTTTGACAAGATCGAGGATGTAGTCGGTTGTCTCGCTGATAGGTATTTTAATCTCCAACTTTTTGAGATTCACCTCCACCAAGCAACTATCAACAAAGCTCTGGTAGCTAAATTGGATTACGAGCGTATAGTAGAAGTTGTTGGAGAGGAAGCGGTATGTCAAGCTGAAGAAGGATGGAATAACTTTGCTAATACTATCGTGAAATATGTGGATAAAATCGAGAGGAAAAAGAATATCAAACTCGTGGAGGAAATGAAATGAAAGCACTATCTTATACAGACGAGCAGTTGAAATGGATTTTAGAGAACGGATCGTCAGAGCTTACTTGGGCTGAACTAGCAGAAGAATTTGAGAAAGAATTCGGGATTAAGAAGACTGGAAATGCAATTAGGAAGACTTACTCTCTATGGGAAGGTCACGAATTTTCCAATGATGAGATGTTGAAGAATATCAGGTCTGCTCACAGTGCCAAGAAGCAGAAAGGAAAAGTGGCCAAGGAAAATAGGCTACTGCTGGATTACTTGGATCAGCAGGAAGAGATGATTGAATCGTTCAAAGAAATTCTTAAAGCTAATCCTCTTAAGGTACATAAACCTGTAAAGAATAAGAAGAAGAAAAAGAAAACACAAAGAGCAATTATTATGCACCTATCGGACACGCATTTTCAGTCAATGATTGATGAAGATGAAATGGCAGGTCTAAATAAATATACTAATATAGAAGAAGCTAGAAGACTTGCATTTTTTACAAAAGAAGTATGTGAGTTTAAGGAAGAGTACAGAGACGAGACTGAACTTGTTATCGTGTGCAATGGCGACCTTGGCCAAGGCATTATCCATGATATTGAAAATACACCTCCTATGACCACTCAATTCTCTGCAATGTTACACTTACTAACCCAAGCTATATCTTACGCTTCTACAAAGTTTAAAAAAGTAAGAGTAATTTGTACTGTAGGTAATCACTTAAGAATGATGCATAAAAGTAATAAAGGAAGACAGACTCGTGAAAAGTGGGATTCTTTTGCCACAATGTTACACGTAGCACTTAAGTATGCTCTACTAAGTCATACTAATGTAGAATTTGAAATACCTATAGCCCCTTTTGCCTATACTGACATTCTTGGACATAAATTCTTTATAACACACTCAGACACAGTTCTTAATATTGGTTATCCTGGTAAGTCAATTAATGTTGAAACTGCTAAGAATAAAATTAACGACCTGAAAGAAGGACTTGGACACATTGACGTAGTTCTTGCTGGCCATGTACACGTAGATACGAAGCAAGTTCTTATTAATGGAACTACTTTACTAACTAATGGTTCTATGTCAGGTATTGATCCTTTCGCATTAAGTATTGGAATTACAAAGTCATTACCTACTCAGCAGTTATTCGAAGTCACAAAAGAACATCCAGTAGGTGATCTAAGAAGTATCCACTTAAACCAAGCAGATAAGATAAAATCTCTGGATAAAATAGTAGAACCGTTTAAAGGTAAGTTTTAAAGATAGGGAGAAATAACCTATGTCGAAGGTAAAAGACGACCTTGAACTGGCTCACTCATGCGATATCTACCTCCCTACAAGGACTATATTTCTTACTGGTGAGGTGGATCAGTCTATGTACGAGGCAATGATAAAGAATCTCCATGTCCTAGACACATCCTCTGGAACAGTAACAATCTACTTCAACTCAGAAGGTGGAGAGGTTACTCACGGCTTGGGAATCTACAATGCCATTGTTGGAATGAAGAATCACGTCAGAGGTATCGTCTGGGGCAGTGCCGAGTCTATAGCCTCTGTAATCCTTCAGGGCTGCGATGAGAGGATTATGCTACCTCACACCTATCTAATGGTTCACGATGGATCAGACGGGCATATAGAGGCTCCTAGACACGTTCAAAAGAAGTGGCAAGAGTTCGAGGACTACCAGATGAAACTTATTGAGGATATCTACCTCGAAAAGATCAAGACCCAATATAAAAGATTCTCAAGAAAACGCTTGCAAGACCTTCTGAAAACTGATACAATTTTATTACCAGATCAGGCAATAAAGCTTGGATTGGTGGATTTAATACAGGAGGTTGTGTGAATACTGATTATTATTCAGTAAGTGTGGATGCTACGGCAGATAAAGTGAGCAAGGATATTAAAGGCGAATTGCCTATCTGTAATTGCCAATATCATAATAAAGAAGAAGTTATGCATATCACAACTGAGACTGACGGAGAGTGTGATAATTGCGGTCATTACGTATTCTGGGGAACTACTAAAGATATTACTCAGGCTACTCCAAGTAAAAGTGGTAAGTTTAGGAAATCAAAATACTCAGAGTCTATTATGAAAGATATTTCTGTAGACTTAAAGAACGGAGTAACAGTTAAGGACGTTTGTGTTAAGTATGAAGTTAGTAAAACCTTTGTATATAAAATCAGAAAAGAAGTGCTAGGAAGTAAATATAAGCAAGAGTTGATTAACAAAGTCAGAGATAGAATCAATGAAGGTGTTACCCAAGTTGCAGTTAGTAAGGAATTTGGTATTTCACAAAGTACTATCAGAAAGTGGAAAACTAATGAATGGAAAGAGTAGAGGTCTAAGTGGCAATCAAAGGTAAGTACCAAAGAAGCGGTAGAACTAATTCGAGAAAAAAGATTGCACTTTGTAACTGTAAACTTCCTGTCGAACATGAATATGCAGGATACCACAAGACATTAGAGAAGGATGGTATTTGCTCCTACTGTGAGCATTATGTTTTTTGGGGAACCAAAGAAGATATGACTAAAGACCTAAAAGAAGTCAAGCATAATAAAATAAGGACATTCGGCAAAGACAAATATACGCTAGAGTATAAGAATCAGGTGCGTGAAAAGTATGAAGATTCAACCTACAAAGTGGATCAAGTATGTAAAATGTTCAACCTTCCGAGAAGTACTATAATGGCTTGGAAAAAGAAATACGGTTGGAAAGCTAGGAGACGATAGTGAATGATTTTGTAAAATGGTTTCAATTAAAATATCCTAAATTAGTAGGGGCCATGAAATCCTGTAGTCACCACTACGATAAGCAAAATCTAAATCCATACCACCTAGAAGACGACGTATGGACTCATACGATGATGGTCTGTCAGAAAGCCGAGAACGAGTCACGACATGTCCAAATAGCAGCTCTACTTCATGACATTGGAAAAGTGTTAACCAGAAAGGAGAATCACGAAAAGAAACGTGTTTCGTTTTTTGGTCACGAGAGTATGAGTGCCTTTTTATCCTTAGATATCCTAAAAGAACTTAAGTTATCGGACTCGCAGATAGTCGAGATTTTCCAACTAATCTGTTTGCATACAGAACCCTTCAAGCTGACGGAAGACGAGCTAAACAAGAGACTGATATCCAATATTGACCTTGCAGAGAACCTAGTTAGACTAAATAAGGTAGACGGAGAGGGAAGGTTTTACGACAACGAATCAGATCGTGAAGTATCTCTTAGTCCGCAGGTTAGCATCGACTGTAATAAAAAATCCTCAGAGGTGACATTTCTAGTCGGACTTCCGTGTTCTGGTAAGTCTACTTTTGCCAAAGAAGCAGATATTGTATTAAGTAGGGATGATCTCGTGGAAGAGTTGGGAACTGGAGATACCTATTTGGAGTGTTGGAAAACGGTAGACCAGAAAGAAGTAGATAAGGAATTACAGTCCAGGTTCAGAAAGCTCGTAAAGGAAGGTAAAAGTTTTACGATTGATATGACGAACTTGAATAGGAAATCGAGAAGAAAATGGCTAAATCAATTACCTGCTTGCTATTCCAAGAAAGCTGTGGTATTATTAACAGGACTAGCAGAGTTAAAAAAACGTAATGAAGCTAGAGAGGGTAAAACTATACCAGAAGATGTTATCGAAAATATGTGTAAGAGTTTCTACCCACCTATGTTTGACGAATTTAACATTATAGAATGGAGAGTAAGTAAATGAAAGTAATTATGAAAGCATACGCAGGGTCGCACTTATTTGGAACAAATACAGAAAACATATAACATTCGACTTGTGATGTATTTTATAATATAGGTAATACATATAGGAATAAGTGTGGGAAAGTTTATAGATAGAACTGGTCAAAAATTTGGAAGATTGACAGTAATAGAGAGGTTTATTGAAGAAGGAAAACCAAGACGAAGAACTCAATGGAAAGTTAGTTGTGAATGTGGAACAGAAAAGGTAGTGGATAGTGATAACATGGTTGCTGGTAAAATAAAAAGTTGTGGTTGTCTGGCTTTAGAAAAAAATAAAACAAACTTTAAAGGTAAAACTCCAGCTAATACTTTAGAAAAAGGAGAAGGTTCTTTGTCCTGCTTAATTAATAAATATAAGGTAGGAGCTAGAAGAAGAGGTTTTGAATATAATTTGACTAGAGAAGAGTTTAGAAAACTAAGTAAACAAAATTGTAATTATTGTGGTTTGGAACCTTCAAAATCTATACAAGGTCAAAGGTCTAATGGAGAATACACATACAATGGAATAGATCGAATTGATTCGTCTAAAGGTTATTTTAAGGAAAATTGTGTACCTTGCTGTGAATTTTGTAATAAAGCTAAATTAAATCATTCATTAGAAGAATTTAATAATTGGATTGAGCGAATAATAAATTTTAGAAAGGAAAAAGAAAATGATAACTTATAAGCCAAACTTTACAGAATTAGAAAAACTATCAGAAGAAGGTTACTTAAGAAAGGTCGTAAGTCCTTGCAACAAGTTAGTACTTTTTAATTATACCGATAAATGCACCTTCGAGAGAAAGTGGAATAAGCATACCCTAAACTCTCGTGGAACAGTGTACGAAATCGAGTCTGGAAAGACTGTAGCACGTGCTTTCCAAAAGTTTTTCAACTTCTCAGAATTAACTTCATGTAAGCAGAAGACTATCTTAAACGGTAGTGGAGTGTATGCAAGTTATACATCTCACGAAAAGGCAGACGGTTCATTAGGAATCATCTACCACTATGATGGAACTTGGAGAGTAAACACTAGAGGTAGTTTTACTTCAGACCAAGCTATCAGAGGTGCCGAGATTTTAAAGAACTACGATATTTCCAAGTTAAACAAAAACTTAACCTACCTCTGTGAAATAATCTACCCTGAGAATAAAATCATTGTGGAATACGGAGACGTAGAAAAGTTGGTACTACTGGCAGCTTTTGGAACTGAATCAGGAAGGGAAGTATTACTTGACGGATTTAACCAACCGTTTGAAGTGGCTGAAACTTACAGTCACACAATCAAGGAAATGATCGAACTTCAGAAGACTATTCCAAAAGATCAAGAGGGATTCGTAGTTAGATTTTCCAATGGTGAACGTGTCAAATTTAAGGGACACGAATATCTCCAAATTGCAAGGATTCTGAAAAACTGCTCACCGTTAGCTTTATGGGAAAATATGTCAGACGGTATTGTCGATAGGAAGTTTCTTGAGACAATTCCAGAAGAGATTTATCCAGAAGTGGAACCTATTGTAGAGAAGCTGGAAGTAAATTATTATCTTACATTATTTCATTTAAGTTTAGAAGCAGGACGAGTTTCATTAGATATCGGAACATCCGAATTAAATAGCAACGAAGACAGGAAGAAGTTAGGACTTTACCTTAAAGAAAATAGAGTAAAACATTCTTCTGCTATGTTTCCTTATTTCCTGAAACAGTACGACAGAGTTCAAGACTATATAATGAAAACTATCCGCCCTACTGGTAACGTATTATGAAATTCTCAGTCCTATACCTACTACTGTCCGTAAACCTGTTCGCAGTAGCTTACTATAGCGAAGTGAAAGAGGTTGACAGTGGTGTGAAGAAAATGGAAATCGAGAGGTCGTGCCAAGCAGGTGTACTGTTTTACGTGACACAGTACCCAGAGGAGCTTCCACTTGCTGAAAAGAATACCAGAATAAGGTATATCTCGAAGGTGTGTGGAAAGTTAGCTAAAACTTACATGGAGATAAAATGAGCTTCACTAGTAGTAGTACCTTAAATGATTTACAGAATTTCCTATTTATACGACATAGTATAAATATATACCAAGACCCTTCAACATGTGGGTATGTTTTGGAGAAGGTGTTGCGTAGTGGCGATATTTCACGACCTGTGGAAGTTACGCTTTATGGTGAAGATTTGCTTAGATACCGTTTTGAACATGTTATCAAAAAGTATGTACTTGAATTATTGGGACAGTGCGAGACTGTTAAAATTAGTACAAAGTTTTTTACAGGAGTTGAGCTGAAATGATAACTTTTAAAAGAGAAGTTAATGCCTAAAAGAGACAAATCAAAGTATATCTTCGGCGAGGTGGTAAAGTCGTTCTTTGGAGTAATTACTGTACGAATAGTATGTGACTGTAGGGCTTTTAGAGAAGGCGAAGAAGTTATAATTAAAGGTAGACATAAGTTCCCAATCGGTAGCCTAGTTGGAGTGTATTTTAATGGTAGTTATGTTGCAAGGACACTTGCTCTAATTCGAGGTGGAAGTGAAGCTGAGTAAACTTGAGGCTTTTATGGCCATTGCAGAAGACATTGCAGCCCTATCTCCCGATATCCACACAAAAGTTGGCTCTATAGCAGTACATCCCGAGACCTACGACTGTATCCTGCCTAGCTACAATGGATACATTTCGGAAGCTAACGACCAGGTAATCCCTAAAACGAGACCAGAGAAATACGAATACATGATCCATTCTGAAATGAATATGATCTGCCAAGCTGCCAAGAAAGGGAGAGCTTTGGATGGTTACTGGTCTATCCAAACACTGAGTCCATGCACTAGCTGTATGCGGATTCTGTACCAATCTGGAATACGTACAATAGTATTTAAGGACAAATATCGGGACTTCGATAAACAAAAAGAGATGTTAGACTTAAATTTAACCTTGACTCGAATTGGAAACTTTGTTAAAATAGTTCTAGAGCCGAAGTAAGGCAAAGGAGAAAATTATGTATTTTATGAATAAGCCATGTGATATTATTAAAGAAATTAATGATTATGAAACATTAGTAGAAGTTTACGAAGAAGTGTATGATGAATTTGTAGGTTCTTTTGAGTCATCGGTAAGAATGATAGTACCTTCTAAAGATTTACATAAACGTCCAGTTAATGTGTCTGATGTATTCGAAAAAACCAAAAAAGAAGCTATCGAGTCTGTTAAAGAAGAGACTACTAGGTTAATCGAAGAAAGGAAAACTAAATTAAATACTATTGAAAGTTCTATAAAAGACTTGGAGAATAAAAAGAACATCCTTTTAAAATCACTCGAACAATTAGATAATAGTGACCAAATAACGAAGTTGCTGACTAATGATTTTAATTTTATTGTAGTAACTAATGGTTATTTATTCGGAATGTATCCTAAAGATAAGTTTATAGGAAGTGGTGTGGAATATGCAAACGAAGGTGAATTAAATGCAATTTCTTATAGATCAGTAGGTAATAAGAAAGTTAAACCTATGTTAATGCAATACAGAGATAGTTCTGGTAATCGTTATCCTATGGACATAGCAGATACTGAGGAAGAAGCAAAAGAATTATGTTTAAAGTACTGGCTTTTACTTGATGATTACGATAAAGGAAGACATTTAGACAAAATGATAGACTTTGGTTTTGGTGACATTCAGGAAGTTAAAGAGTTTTCTGAAAAAGAAAACAAAGTTGAACAAGAGAGAATTTTAAAAGATATTAATGAAACTAAGAAAAAACTACAGAACTTGGAAAGTAAGTTAAAAAGATAAGGCAAGGGAGAGTAAGTGAATGAGATAATATTTTTAGCAGTAATGGTATTAGTTCTAACTGTATTGTTAATTGTAGTTAGGTATTTTTTTAGTAAATCTGAAAAAGAATACGAACAAAGAAAAGCTGACCTCGAAAAGAAGGTCTCATTCGCTAAAGCAGCTCCTCCGTGTAGGGTTTACTTCATCGACAAAGATGGAAAGCAGAAAAAGACTAAATTATTCAAGGCTTATGTATTCAAAGATTTGTACTTTGAGTTTGTAGATTTTCCTAAAACAGTCGCAGAGAAGTATATCAAAAACTCCTTCAAAGATGGATATTTAACCGACGAAAAAGGCAAGCACTACCCATCATGTAACATAAAGCAAGTTTGGGTCAGTGAGGAGATTCAAGATGACAGTGTGGAATAAAGACGAGACTCTGGAGTTGGTAAAGCTAAACAAAAGTGGTATGCCAATTAGAGAAATCCGTAAAGAATTACATCTAAAATTTGGAAACAAGAGAACTCAAGCATCGGTTTACGGTAAGCTGAAAAACATTAAGAGACACGGTATCCCGACATTTCCTGAGCCAGTAAGCATTAAGACACTTCAGGAGGTGCGAGACGAGCATATATACGACACGTACATCCACTTTAACGAGAACGGTCTGAAGGCTGCCAAGAGCTTAGGAGTGACGGAAAAGACGTTCTGTAGGCTTATTAGAAATGCGAAGATGAAAGTAAAAGCAGATTGGGAAAGATTTGCTGAAGAAGTAGGGAGGGAGGAGTAATGTTTTACGACGATAGGGTAGAAGAATGGATTAGACACCATAAAACTGAGTTGACTAGTCTTAGTAAAAGTGGTAAAAAGGTATGTTTTTTACGTAATAAGTTTTTAAGGTTATATGAGATTTACATACGATATACTTATACTAGTTTTATTGGATTTCGTTTTAACGAACTTTATGAGGTGAAGTATAATGATGTTATAGTTCCTACTAGAGATGCTAAAAAGTTATTTAAACTTGCCGAGTCTATAATGAAAGATAATGAGAAAGCAGCGTTAGAAAGAATAACAAAATATGCATTGGAGAACCTGTGAAACTTAAGTTCAAAAAACTACACCCCAAAGCAAAAGCTCCTGTAAGACAGCATACTCAGGACGCAGGTTTTGACCTGACGGTAACAGAAAAAATCCTAAATGGTTACTACAACCAAGTGGAATACGGATTCGGAATTGCTGTAGAGATTCCCGACAACCATGTTGGACTACTATTTCCAAGAAGCTCTGTCTACAGGAAGGACTTGACACTGAGCAATTGTGTGGGAGTTTTGGATGCCTGTTATCGTGGAGAAATCAGAGCTATCTTCCGTAAGACGAGGGAATGTGACTCTGCATACTCAGCAAAGGTTTACGAAGTGGGAGAAAGAGCGATACAGCTTGTTATAGTCCCATTGGCAAATATTACAGAAACAGAAGAAGTTGACGAACTGACACCTACTGACAGAGGTGAAGGTGGATTCGGTTCAACGAATTAATAAGGAGCAGAAAATGAAATGTATTTTTACTGGACAAGAAACGAAGAACAAAACACGTAACCTGCCTGTATCCAGAGAAGGTCGTAAAGTTATGCGTGAGCGTCAGCTTATCATGGCAGAAGCGAAGCTGGAGGAGCATCACAAGTTTATCGAGTCTCTAAACGAAAAGGGACAGTTCTCTGATCCGCTAATCGCACAGACTACGGTTAAGGATTTTATGCCAAGTATTACTGAAGTTTTACAAGAGCAAGTTAGACAAAATAACTTAGAAGAGTAGCAAGGAGCCGAGAAAATCGGCTCTTTTCCCTTGACACAAATTCCCGACTCTGCTATAATACCTAAAAGGGAGCTAAATGACAAAATCAAAGCACAGAGTTTACCCAAAAGATAACGAAGAGAAACTAAAAGAAGCTAACAGAGAGTTAAGGGCTAAGGTCAAAAAGCTCACTAAGTTGGTTAAGAAACTAAATGACGAGAAAGAGCAGCTAGAGCGAACATTTGGACGAAACATTGCACAAATCGACAGACTTACTGAAAGTTTATCTGTGGAGGAGACAATTGAAGTTGCTAATGGGAGAGTTCTGGAACCTAAGACTAAAGAATCTGTCATTGCTGATATGAAACAAAGATTTGGAGGAAATAATGCAAAAACTTCTGACAAGAATTAAGGACTTTTATAGGGACTTGCTAAGGCCAGTACGTAACAAGTTCTTACAGATATACCTTCATAAGCCAGTAATTGTTTACTTAAATACACCTGGTTGCGAAGATGGAGGAATATACGTTGTAGACGACTATAGCGGATTGGACAACATGCTGAAACTGATTCCAGACTCAGAAGAAGATTCCATGTTTGAGGTTCCAATTCTAGTTAAACCGTACCACGTACAAGTTTACTCACTGGACAAAAAGCAATTCCTAGCTTTGAGTTTGTTAAATATAATGGCCAAGATTGGTGGTAGGTTTTAATGGATAAGAAGTGGAAATCAAAGATCATCAACGCTCTTAGGAAGTTATCCTTCTCCTATCCTCCACGTAACGAGGCCAAGAAGAAACGTAAGGTAGCTCCTGCTATTTACAGTTGTGCTATTTGCGAAGTTCACTGCTACGATGGGAAGTCAGAAAAGGCTTACGAGAAGCACAAGGAAACGTATCCAGACTTGGTGTACGGAATCGTGCTGGATCACATCGAGCCAGTAGTCGATCTTAAAAAGGGATTTGGAAATTGGAACGAATTCATGGAAGGATTATTCTGCGACGAGGAAAACTTCCAAGCAATTTGTAACCAATGTCACGATATAAAGACGAAAAAGGAAAACGAAGAGAGGGTACTCTCAAGGAGAAAAAAGTGAAAAAACTAGCTTTAAGACTTGGACTGATGACAGTAGTCGCACTTTTGCTAACAGTAGGCTCTGTAACAGTTTCATTTGTTATGCCTCAAGTTGTAGAAAATTACGTAAGAGCGAATGTTGGAACTGAGGTGGTTAAAATTGTTGGAGTAGGCGGTACTGGCTCAGGGTTCTACATTAAATACAAAGACAAGAACCTAATTGTAACTAATAAGCATGTATGTCAGCTTAAGACTCCAGATGACCAATTATGGACAATCGACTACGGTAAAGATACAAAAGTTATAAGAAAAGTTTTAATTCTCTCAGAAGAACATGATTTATGTTTACTAACTGGAGATGAAAACAACCATGGACTATCTGTTTCTGATAAACAAATGGAAGTTGGAACTAAGAGTTACTTAGTAGGTCATCCTACAGGACAACCTTTGACGGTATCTTACGGTACATACATAGGAGATAAAACAATCTCAATGCCTGTGCCTACACCTATTAATACTAAATACGGTATTGTTTACCTTCCGTTTCTGACAGACTTTGAAACTAACCAATTTCATCAATACGCTAGACCTGGTAGTTCTGGTTCTCCAATCACGGACATTTACGGAAATGTAGTTGCTGTTTTATTTGCAGGTATTAATAACGATAGCTTCAAGTCTTTTGGAGTACCGTCAAGATTTCTAGTAAACCTAATTAAAAAATATGACGAACAAACTAGATAAAGAATACTTACAACAGTTCCTCGACGATAATACAGTCGAGGAGCTTATTCAGGAAAGCGGTAAAGGCGAATTTAAAGACCCTACCGTAATCAAGTTCTGTCAATCCTACTCCCTCAAATCAGGGGAAATCAGGGTGCCAAGTTGGTTGATCTACATGGTGTATCGTTCTCGATTTACCAGAGTAGGTAACGCTTTTAAGGTAAAACCTGTGGCATTTTTCCGAACATTTAAAAAGCTGTTCACACAAACACGATCTGGCAACCAGAGGTATTACTTACTAAATACCGACTTTAACTTGGAACCTGAAGATTGGGATAACTTCAAATACTACTACAGGATGTATTACATAAAAAAAGTGGACAAGGAATAATTACTGTGGTATAATCCCAAAGTGTTACTACTTTCAGCTAAGGATTCTCTTATTATTATGTCAAATAGTCGAGAAAAAGAAAAACATTCATCGTTAATGAAAAAATACACACTCAAGTCACGACAAGAGTTGATAGACTTTGACTATCTAGATCAACTTAGTGATAGTGAGTTGGATTTCCTTAATCAGTTCATTGCAGAAACCGTACACACGTCTTTCTCTAACAACCCTGAGATTAAAAGGCTCACAGAGATCATCACGTCCATTGTGGAGTGTCCTGACGTAAAAGACATAGCTAGAGAAGTAAGTATTTTAAAGCAGCTTAAAAAGGATTCTAAGACCTCTGAGGAGGAAGCTAATATTGGTAAGAAAATAAAAGAACTTACTGAGGAAAAGCGTGTCCTAATGGTAAAGAATAAGCGAGTAAATAGGGATATTATCCAAGACCTAGAGAACCAGATTCAAGAGATTAGGAACCAGACTCTATTGTATCCTAATAAAGAAGATCATAAAGAGTTTTACAACGCTAATAACGACCGTAATGCCGACATTTATAACTTGGCAGCTAGAACTAAATCCCTATTCCAACTGGAACCACAGCAATTCGACACATATTATTCCAATTCAATGAAAGTGGACTACGAGCTATATCGTATAGATTCGATGGAAAGAGCTGAAATCGAAGAACTAGAGGCCTTAGTTTACGAAAAGCTAAGGACTATAAACACAAGCGATAGTAAGCGTCTTATGAGAAAGTTGGACAGATGCCACAATCACGAGGATGTGGCACAGATGTTGGGTGAAATATGTGAGGAATACGAAGTCCGACTAAAAGCATTAGATTGGACTTTTAAGAGGTCTAATTAATTGTCTGTGTTATTTTAAGGATTGTGTAGATAGTACCTGCTACTACTGAAACAATACCTAATACCTTGGAAATATCGGTAACGTAAGAAGTGAATACTTCTCTTTTCTTTTTCTTCTCTTCACGAATAGATTTTCTTATTAAGTGATCCTGTGTCATCTCTTTTAACTGCGGAACAAGGTCTTCCAATTGATCTATGATCTTCTGATCCCCTGCAATATGTTCCTGGACAAGCTCGATATGATCCTCATATTTACGTGCCATATTCTTAAACTCCGACTCCAGACCAATAACTTTGTCCGAAGTTTTGTCAAGCTTATCTTCCATTCTGTTAAATCTTTCCTCACTTATCATCGTTCCTCCGTGAAACTAATAGAATTTACTCTTTGTCTTTCGTGTCCAAGTCCAAAATTCCTCTAAGGTCTTGTCTAAATGCTGGCTGCTGTGTGATAGCGTGCATCCTAATGGCTTTTTGAACTGGATCGTCCATCTTTGAAATATCCTGTATTACTTTTGAAAATCTCATTTTCCCAGCGTTCTCTAGTGCTTTTCCAAGCGACTCTAAAGATTTACTATCAGTATTCTGCATCCACTTAGACATAGATGATACCATTGCTTGAGCTTCTGTAGAACCTTTTCCGACCATTTCACGTACTGATTTCGATAACTCTGTAATAGGTCTAGCTGCTTGTTTAGCTTTACCAGTAACCTTTCCTGCTGTAGTTAGTCCAACTGCTGCTGCACCTCTAGGGAATGTAGTAAAGAAACCTGCACCTTGCGGATTTAAGTATTGGAGAACCTGCACACCTGCGTTAATCTCTTTGATTTGACTTCTAATCTCATCTGCGAATTTTCCAAGTCCTGATTCGTTAAGTAGGTCACTGATTTCTTTCTCACTCATCATTGCAGAAATATCGTAAGTTTCGTCAGATAATTTCTTGATTAAAGCCTCTCCAGCTTTTGCTTTCTCTGCACCTTTGATCTTAACTCGTCCCGACATTGTAGAAGTACCTGCGTATGCTTCTAAGTCAGATAGTGCGCTATATTTGTCTTTGTTGCGGAGGAATTCATTAACTCTATCTGGATATTTCTTTGTTAACTGTTCGATAACCTCGTCGTCCACGATATTGTCAATTCTCTTTGAGAAGTCTCTCATAATCGCAAGTAGTTCTTTATCTTTGATATCTTCAGCACCGTCAATAAAGTTAGTCGTCATTGCCTTAAGTTCGTCTGATATTTTAGAGGCCTTTTTAAGATCAAGAGCCGATAGGTCTGCGTTTTGTGTCTTAATTGACTTAAGATAATCCGCTACCTTTTTAAAGTCTTTTGCTGTTTTGGAAGTAGATGAAGGAAGATTACTTCTGAACTTCTCTAATACGTCGTCGATTTCACCAAAAGCTGTGTCTAGTTTTACTTCAGCTTGTTCTGTAGCAAGTTTACGTAGTCCACCTATTTGCTGACCAATTTCAGTTCTACTTTTTCTAACTGTATTTACGATATTATCTGCTAAACCTTTGGCTCTACCTTGGACTTCTTTTGAAATACCTTTAATCCCACCTGAACCTGGTCTCATTGCTCTTGTGAACATTTTCTTAGCGGCAGTTAATGGATCAGCTTCTTTAGAAATAGCTTCAACTTCTTCTTTTAAAAACTTGGCACCTTTTCCGACACCTGGCACAGACTTTAATAATTTCCCTGCTCCTAGACCTAGACCTGCTGATAGTGTTCCTATTTGGGCACCTTCTGACAGTTCTTTCATTGTACCTTCGATATCGCCTTCTAGTAGCCTAGCATCTCCTCTAGACGCTTCTGAAGCAGCACCTTCCAATGCTCCAACTCCAAGTACTTTAGCTACCTCTCCTGCTTTTGTGGCAGCTTTTCCAGTAACACCTAATGCTTTTGCTGGTAGTGCCATTTGTGCTAACTCAGAAGTAATTCCACCTGTTGTAGCTGCGATTGGACTTCTTTCTCTAGCTTCTTCTGCTGATTTTTGAATTGACTCCTTTCCGCCGTAGTAACCTTCTTTGAAAGTTTCCCAAGCTGAACCTGGTGTCTTCTCTTTTACATCAAAACCTTCTGCTCTAAGCTTTTTATCCACATCCGATTCTGGTGCAATATATTTGGAAAGTAAATCGTAAACTCCTGAAGAGATACCTCCAGCAACTCTACCTACTGTAGTATCTGCCATTCCTGTTAAAAAGTCTTGTGCAGTTTCCACAGCTCCACCGTCTTGCGGTGCAGCAGCTTCAGCTCCGACTTCTTCCCAAGATTCTGTATCTTCCCAAGTTGGAGTTTGGTCAACTGTTTCCCAATTTTCTGTGTCTTCCCATTTTGGATCAGCCATATTATTTCCTATTCGTATCTTAAAAATTTCTTTGTGTCTGCGTCAAATACTGCAACTCTTCCAGATTTAGGGTCTCTTTTTCTGACTTCGTTTACAGCCTTTTCTTCTTTAGGTTGCTTGTCAACATTCCCTTTAAAGTCTTTTAGAGTACCTTTGCTTTCGTATTCTTTTATTGCTCTTTCTTTTTGTTCTGCTCTCTTTTTAACATCACTGATAAATGACTTTATACGCTTGATATTCTCTTCAGCTCCAAGTTTCGGGTTAAAGCTTCTTTCTAAGAATTGCTTCCCTTCTTTCTCAGTAAACTGTGCACCTAATGTCTTTCTTAAGTCTTGTTGGATAATTTGTTCAAGTCTATCTTTTACATCTTGAAGTCTTGGATTAACTACCGAACGTACCCAATCAATTCCACCTGACGTTTCTACTAGTTTGTCCAATGGCCCTGTGAACATATCTTTGTTGTCGCTGATATCTTTTAGAACTTCGTCAAGTCTTCCAATATCACCTTGGGCTTGAGCGAATCCCCCACCTGCAACGTAATCAGCATAGTCTTTGGCAAACGCTTTATCAACTGCTTTCTGTCCTTCTGTGAGACCTTGAGACTTCTCAGCAGCTTTAGCGATAGTCTGTTCCAACTTAGCTTCTCTATCCTGTTGTGCGAGTTCTCTTTTAAGTTGTCTATCTTTTTCTTTTTCAGATAAATCTGTTTTCTCTTTTTCTTCTGCACGTGCCATAGAAAGTTGATTAAGTAATCTACCGTATGCTGTTTGCTGGTCTTCTTTAGCTTGTCTAGCAAACTCTGGTGACTTAACTTGGACTTGCTTTAGCATTTCCATTGGAGTTCTAGCTGCACGTGAAGCAGCAGCTTGGTCATACTTACCTAGCGACTGGTTTAATGTATTTAGGAATCCGAGTAAGGCATCTTTCTTTCTTGCAGACTCTGAATCACCTTTACTACCTTCTTGTAATTCTTTTATTTGAGCAAGAATATCTTCGTATGGACTTTTAGCTTCCTCTTTTTTCTGTGCAAGTTTTTCCTTTACCGCAGATTTTACAGACTCTGGTTTAGCTTGGTCGATTTGTTTGGCAAGTCTGTCAGCTTCCGATACTTCCTCAACTTCTTGCTGTGCCATTTGGTTTAGCATGTTAGCTTCTTGTGCATTTGCTGAAGGCTCAGAAGGCATCCTAGACATTATCTTTTTGGACATTCTTGGTTGTTCTTTTTGTCCAAGTAATTCTTCTAAAACTGGACTACCTGATTCTTGTTTAGGTTCTTCTGGCATGATCTGAGGATTCATAATCGCAGAAATATCGTCCTCCTGTTGTGGAGTAAGAACTGAATTCATGTCCTCTTCTTTCGGTCTCATTATCCCGACAGTGTTGAGTAAATCTTTTAGTTTATCGACCATAATTTATCCTATATTAATTCGTTACAATTTTTTGCTTTATCTAATTTATTTTGAAATATTTGTTTTAGTTGTCCAACAGTTCTATCACCTATCAACCTTCTGTTATGCTGATATTCTTTTTGGAACTTGTCCTTAACTACAGTTTCATCACTAGTTGTTAAGAATCTATAACCACTTGGAATTCCAAAGAAATGTAAAATATACAGATTACGGTAAGTTACAGGTAGTCCTTTACGCTTTAAATAGTTGGAATGTTCTTTAGTTAGCAAGGCAGCTAACTTAGTGTTTAGCTTAGGTGAAAATACGTCACCAGAGAGCTTATATCGCCTTTTAAGAGCTTCTTCTGTAGGTCTGGTAACTTGGTATAACCCCTTAGCTTTAGTGGCTTTATTTACGGCTTTTGGATTCCAATTAGACTCGATTTTGGCAATCTTGCACATATAATCAGGCTCCACTCCAACTGAAGTGGAAACCTGTTGTACTACTGTTACTAGTGAAAATAGTGCTGTAAAAAGTATTGCCATTATTTCTTGCTACCTACCATTTGGAGAAGCTTTCTCAGTCCGTCTAGTTCTGCCTTAGCATCTGCTCCATCTTTTAGCATTTCTTTGTTTCTGTCCTGCATCATAACAGTATTAACTGATTCTCCAGAGTTAATTCTATCTGGAAGTAAATCCCCTGAGTAAGAGTCACCTTCGATAATTCGTCCTTCTTCCATTTCTTCAGGACTTCTAAGGCCACGTAAAACTTCTAATAGTTCGTCTTGTGCATTATCGTTTACCGCAAGTTCTCCGTTGTCGATAGCTTCGTCTACTCTTCCACCATCTGCCATTCTCTCAGAACTTTCTATCATCTGCTCCTCGATACCACCATTCGCATACATATCACGTTCTTCGTGTGTCATTGGATGGATAAGGTCGTTAACGTCAGATTCAGCTTGTCCAGAAGCTCCTGCAAACTCACCAGGTTGGATACCTTCCATAACCTCTTCGTCTTTCATTTCCGACTTTTTAGTAAGCTCACTTAAAGCTTGTAGTGCTTGAATGAACTCCGCAGGTACTTCCTTATTATTATACATGTTCTCTGTTTCCTTGTCAATATCTTCTGCTAACCCACCGTTTTCGTATTTAACTCCACCATTATTCATATAGCTTGCACCTGCTGTTGCTGCTCCTAGAAGAAGTCCTCTAGTTCCTGCCGCTTCTGCTTGTGCTGCCTGAGCTTGTGACTGTGCCTGTTGTCCATAAGCTTGTGCTACATTTCCCATTGCACTTTGCATACCAGTAGCTTTTTGTAACTGATTCTGGTATTGCTGTTGGATTAATCCTTTATTAGCTGCTTGTTGTTGGTTTAACGTAGATGCTCTTTGATTTTCAATAGCCTGTCTCTGAGCAAGGTTAGCTTGTTGGGCTTGTGCTCTTTGCATTGCGTTAAATTGGTTAATAGCATCTCTAGCTTTTGCTGCTGAACTTTGTTCTTGGAATTGCTGACCTCTGAAGGCTCCAGCTTGTTGTCCAAGTTGAGAAAGTGCTGCCCTTCTCGCTTGCGCTTGTTGGATTGCCAATCTGTCAGCTCCCTCTGCTGCTCTACTTGCAGAAGCTTGCGAACTTGCCAATCTAGCTGCTAATTCCTGACCTCCACCAGATACACCTCTTTGTGCCATGTCTGATAAGATGGATTGCTGTCTTGCTTTTTCTTCTGCTCCGACTTGTCTTTGCAATTGTCTCATAGCAGCTCTATCTTCCTCACTAAATCCCTTTTCTGAAAGTTCTTTAAGTTGAGTTAGAGCAGACCTTTGAGCTTCTTCCGACTGTGCATCAGGAGCAATATCCGCAAGTGATGTGTCACCTAGTTGTTCTGCTTGTTGCAGACCTACTAATTGTGGGATTTCGAGAGCTAGTTTTTGTTTTTCAATATCAGGAATTTGGAGCTTGTCCAGTTCTTCCATAGCTCTCTTATACATCTGCATTTGAGACGCTGCTGCTCCTGCTCCTGCATTTGGGTCTGCTGTCAGTCCTAGAGCTTGAGTTGCACCACTCACTAATTTACCCATTATTTACTCCTTTAAGTCTTTAATAAAATATGTTTGTTCGTCTGTTCCACTAATTATTTTATAACCGTTTGATTTAATAAATTGGACAGCTTCTTTATAGTTTAATGCGTTATTCGCTGCCGTACACATTATCCCGATTTTTCCATTTAACCTTGCGATAGCTTCAATCTGTTTTCCAAATTGTGAACCTGCTTTAGTTCGTCTATAAGGTTTGGCGATAAAAAGGTCTACAATAAAAAGGTAATCTCCATCGAACTTGTAGCTGATAAATCCCTTATCATTCTCTATCGTAATAGCACCTTCTCTTTCTTCGACATATTGTGCGTAAAAGCTACTCATTACTTTTCCAATAACTTTCTAAGAAGTTGGGCTTTAGATTGCTTTACTGCTCCATTAGCTGCCTGTATAGGTGAAAGTACCTGATTAGGATTGTACTTTGATTGGAGTCCTAAGTAATCCTTATATGTTCCGCTATCTTGAATTGCCGATAAAAGTCTAGACAAGTTATATCGTTGTTTATTTTCATCTAGACCTGTTGTAGTTATTGTGCTAATTCCTGAACTTCTACTTCCTATTCTACGTGTTTCTTGTGGATTATATGTTTGCTCTGTAACACCTAAGTTTGCTAGTAATCTTCTATCAGAATCCGATAATGCACCTTGAGAACCTTTTCTTATTACGTCCAAACCTTGCGTAAATAAATCCTGAGCTCCTTGTGATCCTAACTGCTTAAGTCCTACCCATCCACCTAAGTCTAATCCTAAATTCTCACCAGCTCTTTGATATCCTAAACCTGCCATACCTTGCTCGTATTCAGACTTTCTCTGTCCAATAATATCTTGTAGTGCTTTTAATCCTGTTGGGTCTTCAGCTCCAACTTGTGTCGGGTCTAAAATAATATCTTGCTCTCTACCTGCTAATCTGGCTAAAGCTTGCGATCTTGCTAAGTCTTCTGCTGTGGCCAATGAACTTGCAGTAGCTTGTCTTAAGTAAGTAGACGGATCAACTCCATATAATCTATCGTATCCAAGTTGGTCAATATTTTCTTGAGTAAGTTGTCCACTTTCAAAAGCTTGTTTAAGGTTATTAATTCCTTCAAGTCTTCCTTCAACTTGTCCTCTTAATGCTTCTGTAGCCTGTTCTGCTCCAGATGTAAGTTGTTGACGGATATCTGCCGCACCTGCTGACAATTCTCCACGTTGAGCTAGAGCTTGCTTTCTGGCCTCTGCCAAAGCCTGTTGCTGTTGTTTAGCAGCATCTTGAGCTTGTGTTACAATTCTTTCTCCAGCTTGTCTGTCACCACTTAGAATAAGTTCATCTAGTGCCGACTGTCCTGCTGTATATTTTTGTCCTTGTCCAGCAAAAGCTTGTCTCAGAAGGTCAGATTTACGTCCTGTAGCCGCTTGCTGTGCAATGTTACCTAGCCTTTGAGCTTGTGCTTTGGCTTGCGTTAAATCCAATTCTGGAGTCTGTGCTTTCATTTGAGAAGCTTGTTGGAACTGCTGTATAGCTTGGTCTTCTAATTGTTGACCTGCACCGATATTCTGCGCTTGCTGTAATGCACTTTGAGCTTGTTGAAATGCTCTCTGTTGCATATCACGTTGTTGATTTACTTTAGACATAAAGTCTGACTGTTGCTTCTGAATTTGCTGTCCAACTGCCTGAGCCTGACTTTGTGTTGCTTTTTCCACACCTTGGGAAATACTTTGAGGCTTGTTAGCCGCTACGTATTTACGTAAGTCAGCACCCATTCCAGAACCTTTTGTAGACTTTGGAGCAGGAGCTTGAGTTGGCGAACCAGAGGCACTTGCAGGAGCCTGTGAACCGCCCATAGGAGCTTGCTGTCCTTGTTGTTGTGGCGCAGCTTGTCCTCCCATAGATTGGGCTTGAGAACTTGGGCCAAGAGTATTCATCCTAGCTAATTCGTCATTATCGTTCTTAGTCTTGAAAAATGCCATGTTACCTCTTTATTTTATACTAATAGTTGTTAAATTATCGTAACCTATTGTTATTCTTTATGAAAATTCCAACTTAAGGATGATTTGGTACTTGTTATTGGCCTGTAAACCTGCTACGTGCTTGATTTCGTATCCACCTGTTCCAAGTGAAGAAAAGGTTACAAAAGGAGCAGAAGTTGGATAAATAGCTGCATTTGTTAGGTTTAATGCAGAAACTACCTGTGAACCTATAGCCCCAACATTAGAACTGAACTGTGTCTTTGTCGTAGGAACTCCATTAGAGTTTACAGTAACTTCAAATTGGACTAACTTGGACTTCAGGTTAGTAAAATCCAAGTTACCGTTTACGACGTTGATTATCTGCTCGATGTGGTGATTAAATGAAGAGGCGATATATCCGATTACCTGACGTTGTTCGTCATTAAAGTTTCCTTCTTCCGTCAATCTTCTTAGGTTATCTAATTGTGACATTATCTCCACCTTCTCTTCGAGATTGATCTAGGATTCATGGTAATACCAACAATCTTAAACTTCTCTCTAGCGTTTACGTGTTTGAATCTGATTCTCAAATATCCGCATTTCTGCTTATTTCTTGGAACAATTCTTCTGATAGGAGTTTCAGAACCTCTTCCTCCAAAGTTTGATGAACCAAAGCTACCGTTACCAAAGTCTCCAATATCTCTAGCTAGGAAGTCCGAAAACTCAAAGGCCTGTGAAATGTCGGAATTAAATCCAATTGTTCCAGAATAAAAGTTTGTCTGATCGAACATTAATGTTGCATCTTGAACTTGCTTAAGTAACTGCGGGTCTCCGAAATGCTGTGGTGCCCACTCAATATCTGTTTGGATACCTTCGTAGATTAAAACAGTTCCTTGTAGGAAAGCAGAGTTTTTATTGACACTAACAGTATTTCCTGAAAAGGGTATATTTGTAACAATAGCTTCATAAGTGACAGTTTTAGTATAAGTCGTATATGATTTAATAGAAGTGTCACAACTCGGATCATTTAGCTCACCTATTAGCGTATTAAACTCTGTTAATAAAGTAGTAAAGTTACTTGAGTACGAAGTAGCAGTTACCGTTCCTGATGAATCATCTGCAACAAGTTTTGTATTTAGATCGTTCATTTTGTTTGTAATATTGTCGCCAGGTGATGCTTCTAACGTCGAGAAGTAATCTGTATCATCCAAACCAGAATCAATATCCAATCTCTTTAAAAGAGAGTTAAAACGATTTAGAGTAACTGTCTGGGCTTGGTAAACAACATCTCCCACTGTTACATTACTCGCATTAGAGAGTGTTAATTCAAGGTCTCCAATTGCATTAGTCGGAAGTGTTAAGGCAAAATCCAAGTCAGCATAATCGCTTCTATCGTCGTCTTTTCTTTCTCGTCTAATTATATTATCTGCTCCATCTCCGATATACATTTTATCATCTGAAGTATTAACTAGTCCGCATGTTCCACCTATTGTCCACCTTGTCCAAGAACGAGTGAAATAATTGTAACGGTACATTTGTGTTGCTACAGTATCTCCTGTTTCTGTAGGTAGTGCAATTAAGTAACTTCTATCCGACTCGTAAGCTATTGCGAAAGAAGTAAGTTTATAATCGTACCTTGGGTTAGTAACACCTAGAATCTTATCCTCAATATCCGTTGAAATAATAAATGGAGATGACTCTGTAATAGTCGCAATTCCTTGGGACGTTAGAGCGTAAATTTGGTTGTTCAAAATAACTGCCGTATCAGGAGCTAGTACTTGTACTGAAGATTCTACTAGTCGTGAATTGAACGGAGAAGACGTACCTGTTACTAGATAAATCCCATCTTCTTTCATAACGATTAGGTTATCTCGTAGTGCCAAAATTCTCTGAATTGCCTTATCTTTAGGGCCAATGTCAATAAAGTTTACTAATGGAACTGCTTCTGGTTTTCCAAACTTAGAGTAATACAATCTGTTCCCTGCTACTTCATTATCAGATTCCACATCTGCTAAAAACCAAGTACCTGTAGTACCTGCTCCTGTTACGTTTACTGGAATTGAGAAAGTGTTTGGATCAATTACCGTTACTGTATATTTTCCTAAAAGAGCAGGAGTAGAGTCTGTACCGTAAATAAATACTTCCTGCCCAGAAACAAGTCCATGAGTAGCTGATGTTATTACAGATGGATTTGCTGCACTAATTCCTGTGATAGTGTTAGTCTGTGATAAAGTTGGATCAAACTCTGCGCCATTAGCGTCTAAGCTTCCTAAAAAGAAACTTCCATCTGCTAGTTCTCTAGATTCCAGAGAAATAATACCAGGTAAATCATCCGGACTTGACAAGTAAGTAGCTCTAACTGGAGAACTCGTATCCTTGTTTATAATCTTAACAAGTGATCTAGCAGTTTCATCAATTGCCTGTCCAACAGAAGCTAAACTTGAAAGAAGAACTTCATTTGAAGCTGAATCCTCTCCATCACCAGCCGTTGAAGGAGCAGCGAAAGTAAATCCTGTAGGTGTCGAACCGTCTACTGCGTTGTCAACATTTCCGTTCTTATTCCAAGTAACTGTTACTGTAGCAGTTGAAACTGAAGTCGAGAATTCTCCCGAAGCTAGTAAAGCTGCTGATAAAGCTGTAGCAACATCTCCTACTGTGTCGTTTGTGTTGATATCTACTCGTATCCCGACTCTTGCAGTTACTTCAGGATCAGATGCACCTGCACCAGTAGAAAACCAAACATAGTATTTTCTTTCATTTCTTGCTGTATTAATTAAAAAATATGTACCGTCTAGTGAGTCCGAAACATCGGCAACAGTGGTAATATCTTGTACCTGTGTAGCTCCAACAAACGTGTACTCTCTAGAGGTATCTCCGTTACCTATTACGATTCCAGAAGTTCCAGAAACGAAGTCATCTACCGATAATACTCTTAGTTGTAGTCTGTGGAAAGTAGATGTGTTTGCGTAGAACATGAAGTTCTTAAATAGCTCAACATCTTTTGCTACAGGCGGTTTCTCATTGGCTTGTAAGATACCTTCTCCGTTTACAGGGTTTGTATATAAAAATGCACCTTGCTCTCTGAATGACTCAGGAGTGGCATCACTTACAGATATCTCTTTTGCTGATAGTTCTGAAGTAGTTGGAAAATCTTCGAATAAGAAGTTGTGTTCATCACCTGGTTCGATATCATCAAGTGTAAGGCCTTCTGGAGTTGTGACTACTCCTGTTCTGTAAACTTGGTAAAAGTAATCAGTTGAGTCTACTTCAGTTGGGATTGTAAAAGTAAGGTTAACATTAGCTGCTGTCCCTGTTACAATAGAACCTTGCTCTGTTACTGAGATAGTAAACCCTGTTCCGTTTACAGACGAGTCTGAAGCATCTGTGAGGTTTTCTCCTGCTTCTGTAGACGTTACTGTGATTACATTACTTGCCACTTCAACCGTGAAAGGTAAGTTAGATATAGCAGCAGCTACTAATATAGCAACATCATCTGCTGTAGTAGCACCTGAAATGTCAACTTTTACTTTAGTCTTACCGAAAGTATCAGAATCAGTTGGCTCTGTTCCAGAACCTGTTTTATCCATCCATAACATGTAATCAACAGTTGACGAACTAATAAAGAAATACGTTAAGTCAGTAATAGAAGCCGAGGCCACTGTAGTTATTGAAATAGTCTCAGATAAGTTAACATCTGACGTACTATTAGTGATTACTAATCTAGAACTTGGACTTCCTAGTATTATGTTATTGTTATTATCTCGCTTACCCCAAACAATCCTGTAAGCTACTTTTGAACTTGATGGAAGAAAACCTGCTGTCGTAAAGTCTAACTGACCTTCCAAGTCTAAAGCTTTAGGCCCTCCTGCTTGTTCAATAGACCCTGCTACAATCTGTGACGCAGAAGTAGCTGATATCTTTTTAATCCCTGAATTTGAGGTCATATAAAAGTTACCATTAGATTCTTTACCTTTAATTCTGGCAGTTCCAGAAGGCTCAGTAAGTGACTCTGTGAAAGACGTAAAAGTACCTGTAGAGTCGTCAAATTGTAAAGTAGACCCAAAGTGTCTTAGGATTCTATCTTTATATACAAGTAACTGTTTAGCTCTATCAGTAGAACTTGGTAGTTCGTCTCCGTATTGGCTAAGTCCTCTTCTTGGCTCTGCTACATCTGGAGTATCAATAACGATATTATCAGCCTTAGTTAGATAACCGTCATTGTTTGATAGCTCGTTGTCGAAGGTTTTTAGTCCTCGACATTTTAGAATAGTTCCCATTATTAATATCCACTTTTATTAAACCCACCTCTTTGTTGACTGAGAGTTGAGTGTCTGTTTACGATCTTCTTGTTACTTCCATCTACTCTATCGTTCAAGATAGTACTTAAACTCTTTTCCATCTTAGAAAGTTGCCTCTCTAGAGATTGTTTAGCTTGCTCGTCGTTAAGACCCTCTGCTACTGAAATGGCCACTAACTGAGCTAACACAGAATGAAGTTCTGTTGGGACATTTGGCACAGGTGTTTCCTGTGTAGCTGTTAGGTAGTCTCCTACCGCTAAGTCTGACGGAATAGTGTCTGGATCGCTGATAGTTACAGTTTTCATTGAACTAGACACTGCCGATACAGTAATGTCATATCCAAGAATATTATGCGGACTCTTGTATTTAACAAAGTCACACCCTTCTGTGACTAGTCCAGAAAAATCAGTTGGGAAGTTTGACATGGTAATTATTCCAGTGTCTCTATCAATTGCTGTAATCTTTCCTACTTCGCTTTCTTTTACCATCATACTAGGCTGCATGTAGTAGTACATTCTAAGACTTCCAGAGCTTACTGGAAAATCATTCAACAACTTCACGTTGTTATCCTCCAACATATAGCTGAAACCTTGTTCATCCCAAGACGTGAAACCTCTAGACCCTTGATAAGCATAGTGATCTGGAAGGTCGATTCTATGCATCTCGTAAATTACCTGATTGGCAAACTCAACTGTTGGGTCTTGTACATAGAATATGTCTCTTAATTTATTTCCAGCAGCTCTCGAAGGAATATCGTATGTGTAAGTGTTTTGGACAAGTGATACGTCTTCTTTCGTCACTAAGTACTCTTCATATTTTGAAATGATTTCTGTAGCAAGAAAAACATCCATCTCGTTATTCATCATCTCGATTAAATCTTCATCAGTATATGAGTCATCATCTGACGGAATAAAAGCTTTTCTGCGAATAGTTCGAAGTAGCTTATCTGTTGTTAAGGCTTTCTTAGACATGGCTTATCCTTATTTAGTCTTAAGTTTCATCAATTTTTTAAGCTTCTCTTTCAGAGAATCTGGCATTTCGTAAGAATCTTCTTTTTCCATTAACTTTACGTCTTTGATTTTATCAGCTTCTTCTTTTAGTTCTTTTGGCAATTTGTATCCGCCGTTTTCGTATTTCTTTTTACCACCGTTCATGGCTTTCATTTCTTTACGTTTTTTGATTAGCTTCTCTGCCATAGATAGGCCTTTCTCAAGTCCTTCTTTAGAGTCAGAAATTACTGAAACCTTTTGGACTCCTCCGTCCTTCATTTCTTTCATTTTCTTAAGCATTTTCTTACGTTTTTCACATTGATCCATGTCTGATTCTCCTTATTTCGACTACTTACATTTTTCTTGACTGTATATATAGTTGTTAAAATGGGATAAGTACGTGGTATTATTACCATTCACCTATAATAATTGCGGTTATTCCAGCTCCAGTGGTCACTTTCCAACCACCTGAGTTTTCGGACTGTATATCCAACTCTAGCGAGACAGGAAGTACTGTACTATCAGCATCATAGATTGGCATAGCCGTATCTCCTCCGTCTTGTATTTTTAACTGACCTGTGATTACTTCAGAAGACGGAACTACTACAACACGATGGATAATATCTCCCATCTTACCTGAGCCTAGCGTTACGGTTTGATTCTCTCCTACGTATTTGTATGCCATATTTGTCTCCTAAACTTCTATATCAATAAACTCAAACTCCACAGCGATCGTAGTATTGTTATCCGATACGTCGAATACCCTCCACTTCATATCAGTTTTCTCTTCCAATAAAATTCCACCCTTCGGAATACTTTCATACCCTAATGAGTTAGTAATTTCGATATTACGCTTTGTTTGAAATGCTTCATTCTCTTTGCGTACCATAAATCCTACGTTAGCAGAACCGTTAGAACCTGATGTTCTAGTCATACTTGCTTTAAGGCCGAGTACGAGACGTTTCTTTCCTGCTGGAACTGTGTCTGCTCCTAAAGTAGATTGGTTTGTTCCAGTTGGCATTACTGCAAATATTTGTGAAGGTGTTCCTGTCCAAGATGCGGTGATACTTCCTTGATTAAATTCAGCACTACCTGCTGTTACAACTTCCATTCTGGATACTCGCCAGTAAGAATTCACCGTAGTAACTGCTGTAGTTCCATTTAGAGTTATTATTTCATTAATTTCGTTATAACTTCCGTCTAATCCGTAAATCCTTAACGTCCTGGCACCTGTACCTGCTGATGTGTCATTTCCGCTACTAGAATCTACATCCAATGTTGTAGCTGAACCAGTAGTAGGTTGACCTGTATATACTCCTCCGTTGTTCCAAATATCTTCAGGAGTAGACCCTGTATCTATATCAGGGTTCCTACCAAACTTTGTATTAATCTTCGCATCCGAATAATTTCCTAATGCAACGTCTGTATAAAAGTCTGAGGTCTGTAAAGCTCCTTGATCGTTTGTACCTACGTTTACGTAAGTAGAATCTGAAGCTCTCTTTCCAACAATAACTGAACGATTTAGTGTTACAATTGAGTTTGCTGGAACAAAAGATTCCATCTTAAGCATCTGACCTGTTTGCGGTTGAGTCTCTAACTTAAATCTAAAGTGGAATTCGGTCTGTGCAACACCTGATGTGTTTACAAACTGTATCTGGAAATATGGAGCTAAAGTTGAAGTAGCAAACCAATTAAGGTCGTCAGTTGGATCATAAGGTGAGGTAAATGTTCTAATAAGTTGTGTACCTGCGGCATCCGCATACCAAAATCCATTAATAGTTCCAACCTGATCGGCTTTGAATTCACCGATTACTTGAGAAAACTCTTCTACGTTTACTATATCAGAAGTAAAACTAGCACCAATGCCTAAAGGAGTATTTGAACTAGCTGTCGAATAGTATCCACTTTGTCTTTCGTTAGCATATACTCCATCTGGATTCTTACCAGCATTTACCGTTCTGTTTACATTAACAAGCGAGTTTGTCGGAACAAAAGCCTCTAAACTTAACATCTGTCCATGTTTTGAACTAGTGTCCAACTTCGACCAAAAGTGAAACTCTGTCTGAGGAGTTGCACCGTTTGTGTAGATTAGACGAATATATCGTGAAAAGGTTACAGAAGAGAACCAGCTAATATCGTTATTTGGAACGTATGGTACAGTGAATGATCTAAGAGCTTGTGTTCCTGCTGCATCTGCATACCATGTTCCAACAAGTGTTCCTGTTTGGTCTGCTCTTAACTCTGTACTAATTTGAGAGTAACCTTCACAGTCGATTATCCCACTATCGAACACTCCTCCAGAACCTAACGTAGCGTTAGTTGAAACTGCGTCAACATATCCTGATTGTCTCGTATTTTCATACATGTTATTAGGATTTAGACCTGTATTTACTGACCTTGTTAGGTAAGCGTCAGAGTCCAGTGGAATATTGGAATCTAGTTTGAATTCCAACTTGTTAAATTGTCCGAGAGAGGTCTGTAGTCTGAAAGCGGTCATATTGGAACCTGACGTATTCACTGCTACAACACGATACCATTCACGGCCCATAATTAGCCTTCTAGGAGTTCCAAATGTTACCCCTGCCTCGTAGTCGTATTTTAAGCTAGAGTCGATTCCTGCTGCCGTTCCTGCCGTATAAACAGGTTGTCCTAAAGTAGTTGACAGTTCTGTATTAGCAAACTGAACGTACCAAGAGAAATCCTGATCCGCATAAGGTGACACCAAAATCTCGGGACATTGCCTCCTAGTCCAAGGGCCATAGAAAACTTCCCCTGCATTTAGAGGAGTAGACGTACTATTATCTTCATCCACGAATAAACAATCTCTGTCCAAAAACACTGTTCTGTTAACTTCGTCGTAAACGTACTTGTATCCTTCTGGTGCAGTTAAGTCTTTGTCCAGTAATAATTCAGAACTACCTTGTGCTAATACTGTAAAAGTAAATCCCGTGTTGTTGTCTGAAATGTCGTCTGTAGCTCCAAGAACTTTATTAGTAATCTCTATAGCACCTTCCAAATCCTGTACGGTAAAGTCCGTACCTGCTACAGAAGCTATCACAGTTTTTGTTGCGAAGCTGATAATCTTTTCATTATCACCAGAGCTAATTGGAACTTCGATTCCTGTTTTTCCGACTACAGCAGGATCAGTTCCTCCAGAGTCCACGTTGTACCAGACGTAGTATTGCGTTTTGTTTAGCGCAGAGTTTAAGTTAAAATATTTGTTATTCAGTGAACCTGAAACGTCCGAATTGAATTCCACTCTCGACTTCTCGAAGTCAGAATCAAGGTAGAACTTGATATTGGTTACATTTTCCTGGGAATCTAATGTAGTCTCTACACGGTTCCAGTAGGAACCTACGATATTGTTTACATCTATAACACGCTTCGCACTAATCGAATCTTCGTGTTCGATTTTAGACGTTAACGTAGCGTCAAATTGGGATGGATTCTTAGTACTCATTACTTCTCTCCAATCTTCTTAGTCTTTCCCCACAGGTCTTTACATGCCCAATAACGTGCGGATAGTTTATCTTTAGCCGAATCACATCCATGTCTCGACCTAAAGTTTTTCTTTGCTTCTTTGGAATAATTATGTTTGTAACCCGTAGCTCCATAATGGATTAGCTTTTCCTTTCCGTTATCACAAGCTTTTACCATTTTCTTTTTACCGTCTCTATTTGAGGACTTCGGAGAGTTACACTTCATGTCCTTCTTACCACCGTTTTTGAAGTACTCTTTACGAGCCTTTCTGTCGGCTTTAGAAGCTTCTATTGCAGCAATCTGACGTAGAGCTTCAGCTTTTGACTTATGAGTTCCTAGAGTCTTCTTATCTTTAGAATCTCGAACTAAGAACTTGTTTCCTTGTTTTTTTAACATAATTGTCGCACCATTAAGGTTTTGGGTTGTCAATCTTTATCTGCTCTCTAAGAGCTAAGTATTCTTCCATCTTTTCAGGTCGTCCTGCCTCTTTTTCAGCTAAGGCTTCTAGAAGTAAGCTATCAATCTTAGCGTACTCTGATTTACGATTATCCAACCAAGCTGTAGCATTTAACTCATCTAATAATGACTGGTAAGATGTTTCTAACGCAACCATCATCGACTCAGCTTCTACTTTATCCGCTTTAAGTACTTGTTGATTGAAGTAAGCCAGTGGGTTTGAAATATTGGAAGCTCCTGCTAGTAGTCCTTTATCTTCCATTGCATCGAAGCGAGCTTTAAGATCATCAATTCTAGCCACTTCCGCTAGTCTAGCTTCTTCGGCTTCAGTCAGTTCTTGTTTGTAGATTACTAGTTCAGCTTCTAACTGCTCGACTGTTGCTTCCTCATCCTCTGCTAATTCTAATCTAGAACGAAGGATAAGTACGCAATCTTCAATTGTTAGGTCTTGTATTTCTTGTAACGTCATAAGCCCTCCTATGTCCTCTTAGTTATCTTTACTTGAGTATAAATTTCATCATCACCAAATGAAGTCGCTAAACCAAAACCACTTGTTGCTAATGTTGACGTACATCTATGTTGAACTTCAAATGTCTTAGGTGAAGTTAATGTTAAACTGCAAATTCCTTTAGAGCGATTAGTAACCGCTACCCCACTAATACCGTCTACGATTTCAGAAGACCCTATAGATACTACTGCTGCATCAGTTATGTTGTATAATCTAGACTTATGACCACTCACAGCATTGCCTCCATTACATGCCGCAGGAGCAGTCCACTCAATATCATATACACCAGAATCTAAAGTAAACTGATTAGATGCTAGGGAACCGAACTTAGAGAAGTCACCTTCAGATGTGTTCAAGTCTCTTGTTTGGTATGAACCTGAAGTAAATGTGCCACCTGCTGTACCAGAAGATTTAACATCCTTCAAATACCCCACTAACGGTTTAGGCACGCCGAGTAAGTCTCCTACTCCGATTTTAGATATAGTAAGTTGTGTTCTTGCATCCGTAGTATTTAATTCACTGTCAGTATGGGCTCTAATAATGTCGCCTTTATTTAATATACCTGACCATGCTACGGTACCTGAGTCTGGTGCGGCTGAGGGAAGTTCTGCGCTACATAACCTATCTATTACATTTGTTAAAGAGTCAATAGATGTTGTTAATTCTGATGAATTTAAACTTATACCGAATATATCATCGTTACCAGCAGTATTAACATCAGTATAACTAATAAAATACACTCCAGTATGGTTGATAGTAATTTCTGTACCACTAGCTGCACTATCTGTAACAGTCATAGAACCATTAGTAGTATCTTGTGTTGAAGCTATAGAAGAAAATGATGATGCTCCGTCTATAGCAATATTAGAGAACCTTCTAATATGAGTGTTAGTTGACCCGTGGCCATTACTAGTACCAAGTCTAACCATTGAGTTAGAAGCATTGCGAGCGTTGTATGAAATAATATTCTCTGTATTTGTAACCCATCCATCAATAGGTACTTCTATTTTTATATTTATGTACTGATTACTTAGTAAAAACCCTGTACCGAGAGATTTATCAAAAGCTGATCCTGTTGTCTGATAAGTTAAAAACATTTTATTAGTATCACTTCCATCATAAAAGATAATACCTTCACGATCCGTACTAGATATAGCATTTGTACCTGATGTTGTGGTACTCCATCTACCAATTGCATACCTTGAACTACCTTTCATAAGTGTTGTATCAATATTTAAACTAGAAGGTAAAGTAATACTACAATCTGACGCTGCAACTGTACCTGCCCTAAATGCACCTTCAACTATTAAATTCTGACCTAACCTACGTTGAGTTACATCTATCTCAGTAACCGTTCCAAAACCAGAACTAAATGTGGGTGTATAATCTTCTCTATCTGTAGCATTTAAAGTATCTTTACTAATAAAAGGCGAAGAAGTACCTGTAATGTCATCTACTAAAAGAATCTTAGTATTATTACCTGTTACAACTTGAAAACCGTACTTAATAGCAGTCACTCCGTCTGGGACATGAGCCTGTGCAGAGAATCTTTGGGCTCTACTAGAAGCTTTCAGGAATAGAGTCGCTTCTGCAATTTCCGCACTATTAGTCGCATCGTAAATTACAAAACGAATATCATCATCATCACCGTCATACTTATAATAGAACTCGAACCCGATAGTGTTTTCTTGCTGCTTCTCTCCAACAGTAATACTTCCACCTGCAATCCAATCGTTTGTAGAAGAAGTACTCATTGTATATTTCAGTCCTTGGTCTCCGTTTATTGGAGTTACTGTATCAAGAGCAAGTGTTCCATCTAATGTTCCACCGTTATCGAAAGTAGCGTTATTACCTGATGTGTAGTCATCAATTCCGTTGTTCTCGTGATCTTCTGTGAAGAATACGTCCAATCCTCCTCCACCTGAACCTGTACCGATAGCAGTCCAACCTGCTCCGTTATTGAAAACTGGAGTTCCAAGAGTCGTATCGTATGCGATTAAAGCTTCTGTATCAGTAAGTATGTCGAGGTTAGTTGTTGTATCTTTTGGAAGGACTATACGAGATGTATTACTCGCAGTACCTCCGTCAATGTCTGGAGTATTAATGTCTGGAGAAGTTAGCGTCTTGTTGGTAAGAGTTTGTGTGTCAGTAGTACCGACCACATTTCCAGCAACTCCATGAACACCAGAAGTCGGATTATCAACCTCACTTCCATGTGTCAGTCCTGATATTGTATTACTTCCTGCTGCTATAGTCTTATTAGTGAGCGTGTCAGTCGTATCTTGTCCAACTAAAGTCGTTGTCGCATCTGGAAGAGTTACTACTCTGTTAGCAGTTTGAGCTGCTGTTATAGTCGTCTTAGTCGCAGTAGTTCCACCTGCATCAAAGTCAATCTTCTTAGTCGAATCCGTTGCATCTTGTACTTCAAATGCATCATCTTGTGCGTTGATCGTGTTACTGTCTCCAATAGTTTTATTAGTCAAAGTAGTTGTACTTGAAGCTGTTACAACTGTTGAATCAACTGCTACTGTTACAGTTTGTCCTGTTACAGATGTGTCAATTCCAGTTCCACCTGATATAGTCAAAGTTTGCGAGTCTAGGTCAACTGAACCAGTACCAGAGTCTCCTACTATATCCAAGTCTTGTGCAGTAACTTGTGCATCAACATACGCTTTAATAGATTGCTGTGTAGCAAGTTTTGTATCAGAGTTAGATACCATATCATCTTCATCTAGGATAGCTGTACCTGATACTGATGTATTGATAACAGGGCTTGTAAGCGTCTTATTAGTCAGTGTATCAGCTGTATCCTGTCCGACTAGGGTAGTATCAGCATCGGGCATTGTAACCGTTCTATTAGCCGTTTGTGCTGCTGCTATAGTAGTTTTTCGTTGAAGCGGTTCCACCTGCATCGAAGTCGATCTTTTTAGTAGAGTCTGTAGCGTCCTGAACTTCAAAAGCATCGTCCTGTGCATTGATTGTGTTGCTATCTCCAATCGTCTTATTTTCCAGAGTTTGAGTTTGGTCGTTAGTTACTACTTCTCTTTCTGCCGAGTCGATATATGTTTTGATTTTGGAAGACTTATTTTTAAGTTCACCTTCTTTTGAAAGCGCATCAGTATCTGCTCTAAGGATAATCCCTTTATCTACTCTCATTGGTTTTTTTGCCATGATTATCTCCTATTAATTTATAATTGCTTTAGCTCTAAATACAGCAGTAATTGTATCTGTATTCGTCTTGTCTTCAGAAACGTATGTCACCTGTCCTGTACTGTCGATATCTAGAACAACACCAGGCTCTCCGCCACTACCTTCTACGCTAGTAATCGAGATAACGAAATCCGACCCGTCGTAATTTCCAAATAACTGTCCTGACTCCGTTTGGTCTGGTGTAGCATCTGTAAAGCTTCTTGTAATGGTATATTCAGCAAATATATACTTAACTTCTGCCGTATCAAAACTGAATCCTGTTACGTTTCCTGTTGTGTTATTTGCCAAGATTGCTGTAGTTTGTGTGATATCTTGTGGCCCTTGTACAGAACCTAGTGCATCCTCTACTGCTTTGTAGAACTCTACAAGGGATTCTCCCCAAGCTGTTGACTCAGAGTCTCCTGAATCTGGCATAGTGATGATTTTGTTACCGATTTGGATATCGAATGACATAGGCGGAATTCCTTTGTTTGTTGTGTATATACAGTTATAGTTGTTAAAGTGGTGTAAGTAATTGGAATTATGGAAAGTGGGAAAGTACACTTGATAAAAGTAAAAAACAGTGTTAAAATGTCAATAAGGAGCTATTAATGTATTATATCTATAAAATAACTAGTCCAAGTGGTAAAAATTACATAGGAATTACTAAAAATCTAACAAGAAGAAAACGTGAACATACTATCAATGCCAATAAAAACACTGATAGACTCAACAGAAGGAAAATAGTAAAGGCTTATAAAAAGTATGGTGCTGATGATATGTCTTTTGAGCATATATTTTGTGCTTTTAATCAGGAATGTGCTAAAGAAATCGAAATTGAACTCATAAAATATTATAACTGTTTTAATAAAGGGTATAATATGACAGAAGGTGGAGACAGTACTACAATCACTAGACAGTTTACTGAAAAAGAAGTAGACGAAATAAGAGACCTTCTTGAATTTTCTAACATGTCTCAGAATATGATAGCAAAACAATATAATACGACTAGAACTAGAATACATGCTATAAAATATAATAAAGAATATTGTGACCTAGGTAAAGCTAGAGTTATAAATCGACCTGTAAATACGCAAGTTAGAGGAAATAAAGTATCATTATCTAAACTGGACGATGATAAAGTAAGAGATATCTTAGTTAGGTATGAACAAAAGCGTGAAAGAGTAAAGGATATTTGTAATTTATTCGGAATAACAAGACAAACACTATATTCTATTGTATTAAATAAAACTTGGAAACATGTAAAACGTGAATTTAAGATAACAAGAAGACATAGAGGTAATAGTAAATTTACAGAGAAACAGGTTAGAAAACTTTGGAAAATGAAAAAACTAGGATATAGTATAAGAGAGATTGCCGATCACTATAATTTAAATTATACAACCCTTCATTCTATATTTAACGGTAAAAACTGGAAAGACTTGTATGAAGAGTATAACGAAAGTGAATAAAAAAAGGAGAGGCATTAACCTCTCCTTAGTATAACTATGTAGTAAGTCTTATGACTCAATGAAATTTAGAAGTGCAGTTCTTCCTGGCTTAGCAGTGAATAGAGCGATATCAGCGTAAGCTCTGAACTCGTATCCTGCTGTCTTCTCAAGAAGTCTTACCATCTTGTCATCAAGACCTGGTTGGTTGAAAGTAACGTCTGATGAACCAATCTTTAGGAAGTCACCTGGTACCATCATGTATGCATAACCTTCTTTACAGAATATTGTAGATACAATCTTGATCTTACCATTTGGCCCAAAGAATGTGATGTTCTCAGTACCTTGCTCAAGTCCAGAAGACTTGTAAGAGCTATCGAATTCTCTCTTAGCAGCTAGGTCAGAAAGTAGGTTCTTCCAAGAAAGAGGGTTACAAAGTACGCAAACTTCTTCCTTCTTAAGTCCTTTTTCCATCATTCTAGCGATACCTTCTTCAATCTTATCGAAAGATAGTACGGCCTCTCCTCCTGAGAAGTTTGTACCAACATTTACAGTGTTCCCTCTGAAAAGAGAGTACTGAGATGCGTCGATTCCGAAAAGAGTTCCAGTTGTGTTAGAACAGATTTTGTGAAGTCCAACTGCTTCTTGGTTGTAAGCACCTTTGTGGTAAATCACGTCAGTAGCTACTGTACCAGCAGGAAGTCCGTCAACTGTTACTTGTTTAGCACTCATGTCAACAGAAGAAACATTTGTTTCACCTCTTTTAACACCTGCTGCACTTCTAATCTCAATTGGCATATTCTCAGACCCAGCCCATAGACCTGCGGCCCATTCGTGATCTTCGATTTTGATAACATTAGAAGAAACTGACTCAACAATTCCGATTCCTGATTGACCGTACATGAAGATGATTTCTAGACGAACCATGAAAGATTCGAACATATTTTCAACAATGTACTTTGTTTCTTGTACGAAAGCTGCTTCTTTTCCTGAAGCTGCTCTAGAAGCTGCGTCTACTGAAAGAACAGAGCTAAGGTGGATTGAACTACCTTTAACTTGTGCTTCGTCGTGTGCTGCTGCTACCGCAGAGTTTAGGTCGTAAGCTGCTCCACCTGTTCCTCCGTAAGAGAAACCAAATTCGTATCCAAGAGCTACTGGTTGGTTATAAAACTTTCCACCTCTTTTGCTAGACTTGATAAACTTTACCATGTTGTAAAGCTCAACTCCAGAAGGCTTTAGGTTTTCGATTTGTTCCGCATATACGTCTTTAAAATGTCCGTTTAGCGTCGATTCTGTATTAGCTGATGCTGCCATTTCTTATCTCCTTATTATGCTTTGTAAACAACTTTAACTAAAAGTGTTGGCGACTCAGAAGCAAGGTTAAGTCCTGTTCCTGCAATATCAATTGCAACATTTCCACCTGCTGTAAGCCAATCTGACCCTACTTTTGCTACAGTTAGAGAAGTAGCTAATGCTGTCTGCTCAGTAACTTGTACCTCAAGTACCTTTTCAAGTGCACCTTCAGCAAGCTTTGATCCGTCAATGATGATTCCAAATTGAGAGTCACCTGTTGAGTTATCTACTGCTGTAGTGAAACTTCCTGATAAGTCTTCGATAGCATCTGCTTCTGAAACTTTACCTTCTGTTCTTAGTTTAAGAGCTGATGGAATGTCTGAAGAGTGTACCTTGTCGGCTGGTGTTGCGTTAGCCGTGATTGTACATTCAACAATAAGCTCTCTAGTTCTGTCTAGAGCGTCAGCTACTAGATTGTCTGCTGTGTTTGCTATTGCCATTTTTAATCTCCTGTAAAAATGATGTAGTTAATAATAAAAAATCACGGTGTCACTTTCTTTCTCTTAGTAAGGTATTCTTAAAGTCCTGTTAAGGATATTCGAGAAGCCAGCTAAAATAATCAATCGCTAACCATATAAAGAGGTTAAGCTTTTACCCTTAACCCCTTGATTTTCTCACCTAATTCAAAAGTAGTTGTTAAAACTTTGTAACTACTTGTTATTACATTATGCGTTGTACTGTTCTTGTAATTTCTTGAAGAAATCTGCCGAACTTACTGATCTTTCTTTCTCTTTAGGCTGTGAAGAAGATTGCTTCGATTTAGAGCTATCTTTGTTCAGACTACTCACGTTTACTGGTGGAGTGATCTTCTTTTTCTGAGCCTCTTTCTTGGCCTTACGAGAAATGCTGTACTTTTCCAAGAAATCTTCAGGTGCTTCTTTGATGAATGATCCAATCTCTTCAAAATATTCCTGCTCCACAAGTGGAAGAACATCTGCGATTGTTACATCTGGAAATAGTGGTTCACCTGTAATTTCGTCTACTTGACTTTCTGCCCAATCAAGAGCGTCTGCTGCACGAGAGATGAACTTAGGATTCTTTGGAATAGTTACGTTACTCATTTTCCAAGCATTATCAATCTCTTCCTGAAGCTGTGCCATTTGTTGCTCTTGCATCCTAGCTTGCTCAATAGCAGTTTTCTCGTCTTCGATTTTCTTAAGCTTTTCACGATACTCTTCCAATTCCTTTTGGATTTTCTCTCTTTCTCTCTGTTCAGGTGTCTTCTGCTCGTCTTCGATTTTCTTCATAATGTGACCAGCAGCGATATCATCAACATTTACTCCAAGTTCAGCTAATGCACTAATAGGATCGTTAATTAGTTCCTCTAAAGCCTTTTGATAAGTTTGTTGAAGTTCTTTAGCCTCTTTGGCTTTCTCTGTAAATGCCATAGACTTTTGAAGTTCTCTTTTGATAGCTTCTTCATCCGAAAGGTCAATCTCTCTTTCAACAGTCTTACCATTTACTTTAAGCTCAAACTTTCGCACCATGCTTTTCAGTTCTTCAGTTGAAGCTCCTGCGGCTGCTGCTGCTTCTAGTTCATCTTGAAGTTCTTCTTCTGTTTCTGCTTCCGAATTAGCGACGTGTTCAGAGTCATCTTCTGAACCATCTTCTTCTTCTCCAGAAAGCTCTGCTTCTGCATCTTCTTCCGAACCATCTTCTGTTGAATCTAATTCCGAGTCTGTTTCTAATTCTGCTCCTGAATCATCTGCTGAAGCTTCTGGTGCTGAACCACCTTCTCCTTCAAATTCTTCCATGAGCATGTGTTGGTACCTGTCTTTAAACATCTTCGTTCTCCTTTTGTCGTCTGTTACGATAGACAATAAGTGGCCAATCCATACGGGTATGACCTGAGTTATTATAAATTACCGCTATCCTTGCGGTGTTAAAGGTTGTCCTGTTGCTGGATCAACTGGAGGAGTAGGCATACTTACTCCTGCTGCTGCTGCGTTTTGTACTGCTTGCGGATTGTATCCCATCTCTGCTTGTTGTGCTACTTCTGATGCTGGTAAAGGCCCACCTGGTGCTGGAGGTGGAGGAGTAGACGGAACAGGAGGTTGTTTCGCAAGTGTTTTACTATCTAAATATTTCTGTGCTTCTGTAGCTTGTAAGTCTTTGTGTTCTTGGATGTGAGCTAGAACCCTTGTAACGAGTTCATTATCAAATCTCAAAGAAGAATCAGACAATACAGAAATGTGTTCTGCAATGTGCATATCGTGATCGTCGATAGCAATAGCAATAACGTCATCCCCTGCTACTAGTGCTTCGTTTTCTGATTTAATTAACTGCATCTTTTTAGTAGGTGCTTCTGTCATAGTTTCTAAATTCCCTGAGTTCAGTACTGAGAAGTATTGTTCAGGAGTTGTAATAAGTCCCATCTGAATTAAGTTCTGAGCCATTTCAGAACGTCCAGCAGTTGTATTTGATAGTGGGTTTCCAACATCAACGATAACTCTCTGAACTCTATCTAAACTGTCTCTACTAAATTCACGTACTCTAGCTGCGTTAGATTTACCAACAATCTCAGCAATTCTAGGAGCTTCTGCATAGTCTTGTAAGATTTCCACAATTGCCGAACCTACGTCTTCCATAAGCTGAACGTACTCTTGTTGGAAACCTGAAATATATTGTAAAGCTTGTGATTGGATTAGTGCAAGTGCATTACCTGAACGTAAGTTCTGCTCAGGATTACCTCTTGTTACTGCGTTAATCCCTGAAATAGTTTCCATTGCTTTTTCTACAATTCCAAGATAATTAAATGCTTCTGCTGGAGATCGTGTAAGGTTAAGTGCTTCAGGTCTTCCTCCTGTTGGCCCTTCCATTGGTGTGTAATCAATGAAATTAAGTCCACCAGCTATCTCTGAGACTTTTATATTACTTCCATCTGGTACAAGTACGTTTTGAACTCCAAAAGCTGTTAGATTCGTCAATACAGTACTGTACATCGAGTTTGCAGCTTGTTGTAGAGGCATTAAATCCCATAATGGAGTATATCCTCTAGATGTTCCAATATAGTTAGATGGTGCAATACGGAAAACAGGTAATCTTCTATATGGCATAGGCCCATCTTCTAGGAAGATTTCGTCGTTGATATAAAGTAGATATCTTCCATTTGGAGTTGATTCTGTTCTTTTGTGGAATAATTCGTAAACCGCAATATCGTCTGTTTCGTCAATTTTTGATAGTGAGATTTTTCCTCTCTTCTCAGACTTATCTCTAGTTTCCACTTCAAGAATCTTGTCCGCAAGTTCAGGATATTTTGATGCGAGGTTGTGACGGTTTACAAAAGTTCGGATTACAACCCACTCTTGGTCATCCCAACAGTCTTTACCGAAATCAAACATAACATTGAGAGGGTCTAGAGATTTGAACTCCAAATCCCCCTCATAAACAGGTATTCTTTCTAACTTGTTACCTATTTTGTCGATTAAATTACCTTCTTCGTCTTTTAGTTCGTTTCCATCATCGTCGTAAAATGGCTCAGGCTCAACAAAATCATAAGCTTTACCTTTTGTTGCGTTCCATTCTACCTTTAGGTATCCTGAAGCTAATACGATACCTTTTTCTGCTGTATCTTTTAACTTCTTCTCAACCTTCTTCTGACGCATATAGTATTCTAATAAGTCGTTTGCCAAATCCACCTGTACTTGCGACTTGTGGTCTGTGTTTACCGCTTTAGCCTGAAAAGCTGGCCTATTAGAAGTTACCATTGTAAGAATATGTCTAGCAATGTTGTGATAGTGGTTTACTGCAATATTAACTAGTTCTCCAGATTCCCCACCGTATGAGATTCCATGATCTTCTTTGTAGTAAATTCCATGGTAATAGTCCCATGAACGCTTCACTTTCTCTAAATAAGCATCACTAACCATACCTTTGAACCATTCATTACCTTTGGCTTGTAGATATTCGATGGCTTCTTTAGCTTCATCATTGGCAAAATATACGTCATTACTCATATCTTATTTCCTTATATTATGTGCTTAAGTATAGTTGTTAATTTAGTATAAGTTATTGAGATTATTTCCTTCTTGTTGGAAATCCCATACGTCTAGCTAACTTGCTCCTGTCAGTCTCGAAAGCTCCATCAGGGTAAATCACTCGATCACCAACTGGCATACCGTAACCAGGTGGGAATGGATTGTGATGTTCATTTATATTTCTTACCAAGTAGACCAAAGCATCAACTAAATCGCCGTGATGCGTCTTGTATCCGTTTGGGTTTCCTTTTTTGACTTTTGTTTTGGCAAATTCATTCTTAATTTTACCGTCTCTAGCTGTTTTCCATTTAGTAGTTTCTAGTTGGAAAATAAGCTGCTTACATTTAGGATTAATCTTGATGGAACCTTCACGTAACATTCTACAAATCTTATCAACTACCGATTGTTTATCATGCTTTTTTGTGGCTTTAAAATTAAGTCCATACTCAGTATTAAGGTCGTTAATTAAAATCTTGTTGTTGTTATCCATTATCCTTCTGTAAGGTTCTATCTTCTGTCCAAAACTATTAGTCCAATTTAACTTCTCTTTTCTTTTGATAGTATCAGAAATTTCCTTAGTGGTGATACTTTCACTTTCATGCTCCCCACCAAGCGTAGCTTCATCCTCTATAACAAGTTCTTTTCTGTGATAATCCCAATAAGCAAATAACATACCAGTTAAATCGGTAGCAGCAGGGTCTCCTGATGTATATGCATCAAAAAAGTCGGGTCTTTTGTAGTCCTCTGTTACCACGTCATTCTTAACGTCATCATTAAACGTATGGATTACCATGTCACTTCTATCTACAGCAAACTCGCACAAATACTCACACTTAAACTTAGGGCCAGAGAAATCTCCATATCTTTTACGTAATCTTTTCTCAAGCTTCGGACTCCAAAATGGCGACTCGAATACCGTAAATTTAATTAGCGTTCCTTCCTGCATTTTTGGAATAATGTATTCTGTGTGGAATAAGTGAGCAGGGTCTTTGTAGTTCGGTGTTGATGCTAGTACGATATCACCATCAGTGGTATCTGTTGTAGGAGAGAGAACTGAGTTAACAACATAGTCTAACTCGTCTACGAATCCAGCTTCATCAACAATACATAAGTGAGCATACCCACCTCTAAGTGCATCTGCGTTCTGATTATTTACTGCTGCAATTTGAATTTCTGATCCATTTGGAAATACTAGCTTACCTTCTGCTTGTTTCCATTCTGGTCGCAAGTTTTCAGGCATAGTTTCCTGAATAATTGGAATATTTTTTGTAATAATTTCGGCAACCTGTTTCTTTGTTGGACAGGCATACTTTACAACTGCTCTAGGTGTTCTTAGACAAACTTCATAGGCCCAACATGTCAATACGAAAGACTTACCAAAACGTCTTGAACAGAGAATTGTAGCAATATCACCTTCTCCCTTCTTGACTAGCTCAATAAGTGTCTCTTTAACTTTATGTTGATTACCTTTTAAGAGAAACCTTAAATCCCCTTTTTCCCAGAACTTCTTTATCAGTTGTTCTTCTGTGAATTTAGGTTGAAGTTTTCTAGTTGTCATTTATTTTCCTTACCACCTTGAAGTAGTTTCCATTGCTTTAGTAACTCATCTTCAGATAGTTCCTTACCTTTAGCTTGCTTCTTAGACCTCTTAATAGTTCCACCTCGAATGTCCATTAAAGCTTTGGTAAGTATCTTGTAAACGTCAGCTTCTTCTTTGGTAAACGTACACTGCTCTGATATTTCTCGTAACCTTTCCAATTGTTGCATGGCAATAACCTCTGCATCTGGAATGTCTTCAATATCCGACTCTTCGATACCAAAATCATCTAACGTAACTTTAAGCTTCATGTTGCGTTTTTTGAGTTCTCGAACCTCTTCATTGAGATTGGCCAACTCTGCCAACAGTTCAGCTTCTTTAATTTGATCCATTATTCTTCCTCTTCGTGAAGTTCTTTGATAAGTTGATGTACTTCTTCTAGGGTTCTAGCAAACGTAACAATTCCTTTGTCGTTTGATCTAACTAACCAAGTTCCATTTGGTGTATATCTGATAAAGTACGACTCGTCCTTGAGTAACTTTTCCTTTTCCATTTGATTACCTTTTAAAGAAATCCGATAATGCTTTTAACATCTTGTCTCTTTTCTTAGAGCCAGACTTTTCTTCATCTTTCTTTTTGATGCTTTCGTAACTTTCACCTGTATATGCTTTGTCAGGCTTAAAGTGTGATCTCTGAATTGTTTTTTCCCAACCTTCAGGTCTCGTAAACGTCTTTTTTCCACCATTAAAGTACTTTCCTGATGCTAATTTCTTCATCATGTCACTTTTTTTGCACTTACCCATTACTTTTTCTCCTTAAGTACTAGAATTCATACCGTTTTAGTGCATTATTACCTGAACTTAACGGATTAGTTTCCCTTTTCTCCAATTTTAATAATTTAATCTTCGCTTCTTCCAATTTAATCTTATTCTGAATCTCATCTAGCTCTGTTTCTTCTTTTGGTTCCACTATCTTTGAATCTAAGTACAGTTTTAAGGCACGTATTCCTATCTCTAGTGCATTTAAAGCACATAACCCTAGTACAACCATAGAACTGTGTGTAGTAACTCCTAGAATCCCAATATAAACTAGTGAGATAATTAATAAAATTAAAAAAGGTGACTTTAATCTATCCATAATCATAACATCCTTCCTTGAATTACGTACATATAGTTTGTTAATTACTAATAAGTATTTGTTTTTATTATTTTTTATTGGTGTATAAGGGTTACTTGTTGACAGAAACACAAAACTGTGATACAATCTTACCAAGTCTAGGTTACGCAGAGTTTTATCGGACTATAAATACAGAATAGAACCTGAGCAGGATTGAAGAGCGTTGTAGAAGTAGAGATAAAAGATACACAACTACTCGACATATTCCATAAACTAAAGATGAACTAACTGTATTCGCTACTCTAGTTTGTTGCTACTTCTTCTAGCCCATGCGGTGATATTATAATTCTTGGGATTAGTAGACGGATAACAGAGAACATCTTGACATTCAACTAACAGTACGAATTAGATACACAAGAAACAGTCGGCTATATGTATATATCACCGTAAAAGTATCTAAAATGATTCTTATTATCAAAATTGAGGGTAGGAGATGGATTACAGGTTGACAGCAAAGGAAGAGTGGTATTTCAGAAAGAGAGGACTGGACTTTGAGGACATGGAGAGGTTATTCTTGGAAAGTGTCGGCTCTGGGTATGTCGAGCCTAAGTATTGTATCAGGAGAATGAAGCAGTTAGTGTCCGATATGCCTGTACTAAGAATAGATAATGAAGGAAGATGCTCGTGTAAAGGCCTGTTGCTCTGTGAGACTATCAGTAGAAGGATAGAGAAAGATGGTGATATAGTTTCGTATTACCTGTCAGCAAGAGACATAAAGCCTTTAAGAAGAAAAGGAATATCCAACCAAGGTATTGAATCACTCTTCCATAAAGCTCTTAAAAAGGGATACATAGAACCCGAGACTCTGGTAAGGTCTATGATTGGACTTACGAAACATATCAAGACGAAGAGGAAACTCGGTCATGTGGAGTCAATAATTGGACTATGGCTGTTTGTCCCTGATAAGTTAAGAAATAATTTGACAATAGAAAAAAGCTGTAGTAAAATGAACAGAGAAACTAAATGAAAAGTTGTCCAACTGAAGAACTACTAATTGGAATAATCGTATTACTTATTTTGTATTTGATAAAAGGATAGAAATGGAAGATAGTAAAAAAGCCAATTTCGTTTTCTCTGCGAGAAATCCGATTGCGAAGACATTACCCATCCTCGTAGGACTTAAGCTTGTCGAGCTTGAGGATTTCGAGACAAGGGAGCTAATGTTCTACCACATGGAACTCGCACAGGAATATGAAGACGCTATCCGCTACGGCTACATAGACCCTCTAAAGTTGGGCTAACCGAACACAAGTTACCCTACACAACCCAAAACCGAAGGTTTTACGTTCAAGGCACCATCACGAAGTCGCATCTCAGACCAAGAATGACCCTCAAAATACCCTACACCGCTTAACCCCATCTAATATACCCTTAAATCCGACCCTTTTATCATACACAGGTTTAAGGTCGAACTTTCGGGCTATATTAGGTAGTCCGCATATTCATCTGTCACTCATCTGTCACATCAACCTGACTCGGTGACATTCTTCGCTCTTTTGCCAATTTAGAGTTGTTTCTCCCACCTCGACTTCTCTGCTCCGTAGTCGGCACTCTTTGGTGCGGCCTTATTTCAGTCTTCAGCTCCACTCCGAGGTCTTTCAGCTTGTCCCTGATGTTGCGATACAACACGGCTTTGTTGGTAATCGACGAATTTTCCAACTCATAGACCACTCTTCGCTGGTTTACGTTTACGATCTTGAACGACTTAATCTCAGTCCTTTCGTCCTTAACTACGTAATAATACGTCTTGTATCTTGTAGAATAAAGTCGGATTGATTTGTCAGTTCCATCTTTCTGCTTTGTGTATTTTATTCGTGTCGTGGACATATTTACTCTCCTTGTAATATTTTCCTTGACTGTAGTTCAACTATCTGTTAAAATCTAACTGTAGTAACTTGTATATATAGTTGTTAAAATTGGACAAATTGAGTTATTACAAAGAGTTATAAATAAGTAAACTACAGGAGTATAGATGGACACCAAGGAACTCAGAACCAAAGCCAGAGAGCTAACACGAGAATACAAACCCAACTCTCCAGCTTGGAACCAGGGCATGTCAGACCTCGCATCCGACTACTTTCAGTCAGTTGGATTCTCTATAGAAGCAGCTATGCAAATGGATCAAGTAGCAGAACAGATGTGTGACGAGTGGAAAGCTTGCAATATTATCGGCTATTTAGAAGGTAACGTAAAGCTATGAAGTTAATCCAAGGAGACTACGTATCCCCTGCTTCAGATTTGCTAGTCCGCATAATTTCCATTGAGGAGCAAAACTCTCGGACAGCGAAGTTCTCTGCGTATCTGTTCAACAAACATACAATGGAGCTTATTGAAAAGGGCGAATACGAAGTAAGGAAGTCATTCATAACTAATTGGAAATATAAAGGATAACATGTCAACAAAACACAACAATAACGAATATCGTAAGTTCGCAGAATCCACAAAGCCACTAGATACCTCTCTAGTAATCCTAGAACGCATAACACATCTGTATAACCTATTCGTAGAAGAGGTGGGAGTCCATCCCGAATATATAGAGATTGGAAAAGACGAATACAGAGAGTTATACGAAGCTAAGTGTACGGGATTAGAAGACCTTGACCTAAGACCAGCAGAAGTCGTATTCTCTGGCTATATGGTAGCAGCAGGGGCCAACAAGGTACTAATTGGTAATTGGCCAAACTTCAACCTGTTCCATGCACAGAAGAGATACAGTCCAACAGGCTTTCAGAAGTCCATAAATGCCTCTGTAAGCCTTTCTAAGACAAAAGACGAATAACGTATAGGGTAGAAGCTAGAAACGCTTAGAAAGGAGATAGTGTAGTTACTTGGTTTTTAGGGAAAAATATTATGGGAGAATTGGGTAAATGGTTGGAATTGGTTTGAGAAAAGTGTATTGGGTTGAAAATTAGCTTAGTTAATGTGACACTGTCATCACTAACTCCCCAATTAAACATGCCCACCTACCCCCCCCC